CTTTGATTCATCGGGTCCAAGCTTCATCATCTGCACCCGCCACTTCCATGTCGGCATGAATAGACCCGTTCCGTTGCAGTGCCAACAGCTGTCCGACGCCTTGCGCTTTGGCACGTTGAACTTGTTTGGCGGCGCGTAGCTGTTGAGCTTTGTCCCAGTCCCGTTGCATGCCTTGCAAATTCGGATCATCCATTCAAGCAACGCCTGCTGCGCGATGATGGCTGCTCGATCCTGACCAATGCCGATCCTCTTCCTTCGACCGGAGCGGATCAATGTGTTCGACAGCAGTTCGATGCTGTTCTGTAGTTCGCTGTTGTGACCTGCAGAGCGAAGGGCTTGCAGCGTAGAGCCAAGCCGTGAGGCGAACGCAAGCGCGGCAACGATCTCGATGTCGTGATGTAGCTCGTCAGCCTTGAGGTTGCCGCTGTTGAGCGCTGAACCTATGCGCTCATGCGTCGCCATCCGCACCCCCTACGATGCGGTCACGCATCATGTGGACGAACTGGTCGAGCCTCAACATCACAAGCGGTCGCGTGTCCCCATCAACTCTCATCACCACCACTGGTATCTCGGTTGCCACGGACCCAGCTTCGCACTGCCGCATGAAATTGATCACTGACAGCTGTTTGCGTCGCTTCACTTCGATCCGGAACGGCGGCACGTTGATGTCCTCTCCGCTGTCCCTTGCTTGTCCCAGTTTTCTTTTTACCGCCACCCCTAACTGGTCGCTGAGGTAGGTTGCGATCTCCCTTTCCGTCGAGGCTCCTCGATCTCGCTGTAGTTTGCCCATCACTCTTCCTTTTCTTCTGATAACAGCTGTTGCACACCCGTGTTCGCCTGCCAACAGACAAGACGTAGGTGAGCTTTGATCCTTGGGTGGGCGACGGCTTCCCACACATCGCGCACGTAAACCTCTGCAGATACGGTGAGTTCATCGAACACTGAGCCTCCCGTCTTCAATGAGCCACGCGATGGTGTCTCGGTGGGCTTCTTCCCAGGCGCGGCGCTTCTCTTCCAGGCTCCAGTTCTTGCCCTGGTCGATTTCCATGTGGCACTTGTTGCAGACCGCAGCGACTCGGTAGTCGTGAGCCTTGATGCCCTTGCCCTTGCCGTCTCTTAGCTGATTGCTGTGGGCGGGGACGATGTTGGTCCCGTCGCCGTGGCACCTGCAGACAAAGCAGAACGGCGCGTCGTGCAAGTGATCAAGAAGCTTGCGGCTGCGCCAGTTCATAGGCTTGGGGAGACCGCAGCGCGGTGAGCGTTGAACGGAGCGAGGATCAAGCGTCTGAACCCATCTGCAGCAGCGGGGTCTTTGTCCAGTAGCGATCGACTGCTGATGCCAAGCATCGAGCAGATGTAGTTGCGAGCAGATGGCTCGTCGCAGATTGAGTCGAAGCTCCTGGCGCTTGCCCAGTTGTAGAACTCCGGGTCTCGGCAAAGCAGGAACGCCTGCTGCGACAGCGTCTTCGGATGTTCAACAGCCTGCTCGTCGTCGCCAATCTGAACAAGCACCGCCATGAACCTCTGCCCCGCTCGCTTACCCTGGCGGATGGTGAAGTCTCTGAACGGGTGTGCTTCGCCCTCGTCGTCAAGCAAGAAGGTCACTGTCCTGCCGCGAGTGGATGACTCCGCCCACTGCAGCAGCATGACCTCGCCTTGGAATGCAATCTTTTCTGCGTCCACTCCTCACTCCTTGTAGCGCATCAGTTGCCGGTACTTCTCGGCTTTGGTTGTTGGGCGCTTCGACTTAACAGCTGTTCGCTGTTGTTGCTTAGCGTTCGGTATTGTTTCTGGGCAATCTTTTGCGGGCACGGGCACACCAGGAGGGCTCGGCTCGCCCCATTCGTTCCCGTCGACGTTCAAGTACGTGATCTTGCTTCCTGGGAACTGGTCCATCAGCGAGCGGATGTCCTTGAACAGCTGGTCAACATGCGGCTTTTCTTTGCGGACCGCAGCGAAATAATCTTTGTCAGCCTGTGTGAACTTCATCATTCGACTCCTCACCCTTCCAATCCAACTACGTGGCATGAGTGGTGAAGCGCTGTCTCTCTCGACTCGCCGCGCTTCAAGACTACGTGTCTGGTGCCGCTCGGCGTGACGTGTTCGCGCCTGATGAACTCGTACACCTCGCCTGTCCGCAGCAGCGTGAACAGCTGTCCTGGTTGCATGTTCCTGACCTTCTTGCGAGCAGGGCACCTGCGCCCCTGGTAGCAGTTGCCGTGGCATGGAGGACAGGTCTGCTCGACGCTCACGACAGCTGTTCCTCGACCAGGATTCCTGTTTCCTTCGCGACCAGACCTGGCGGAACGTATCTCGGGACCTCGAATCCGTGCGGTCTGCCCTGAACCTGACGCTCATGGAAGCTGTTGCCTTCGCTGTGATACCAAAGCCGGACAGTTGCCTCCTCGCCGCCGTCTCTGTTCTTGACGACGATGACCTGGGCATCACTCCATGCCTTCGCGTCATCGAGCAAAGGCTTGCCGTCCTTCATGCGCCGCTCGTTCTCAGCCTTCGCGCCCTCCTCCTTGACCACGCGCTCCTTCATCTTGTTGCGGTAGACCAGGACGACGTTGTCAACGCGGTCAGTGATGGCGCCAGTGCCCTTGATGTCGTACTTGCCTGGAATCTTTTCCTCAGACTCAAGCTTGCGAATGTGGTGGACAACGTGAATGTGAATCTCATGCGCCCTCGCCATCTCGCAGAGCTTGAAGACAAAATCCTTCTGGCTGTTGTAGTCGTCTTCGCCCGAGACGCAGCACATGAGGTTGTCGATGAAGAAGTGGTGGCACTTGTTCTCAAGCGCGGCGTACTTGACGATGCCCTGCACGTCAGACATCGAGGCGGTGCCCCTGACGTCCGCATACCAGAGCTTGTCTGTTGCCCAGTGGATGAAGTCCTTCGCGTACTGGGGTGAGGGCAAGCCCCCAGCAGCCTGAAGAATCATGCGGCTGTTCAGTGCTTCGGGCAGCATCTCGAAAGACGCAACGCCGCAGCGGTATCCCTGCTGCATGAAGCCAAGCTCAACCTGACTGATGATCAGTGACTTGCCGTGCCCATTCGCACCAGCCCAGAGGGTGACCTCTCCAGGCTTGAACTGCAGATTCAGGTTTCCCCAGGGCAGCTTGGCAAAGACGCTTGAGTTGTCTCCATACATCCGCTGCAGCGTCTCTTCCACGAAGTCGGATGGCTTGCGCATCGTGTGCGCCTTGCTCTCCTGCTGCTTGAGGTAGGCACCGAAATCGAATGAGTCCGGGACCGTCTTAAACATACGCACTCTCACTCATCGATTCATGTATCCACAAAGCCCACTCTTCATTCATCGACCGGAACCAGGGGAAGAATTCCAGGGTCCACACCCACTGATCGCGGGGTCGCTCGATGCTCTCCGGCGTCGGTAGGTAGCTCACGTCGTAGCCCTTTACCTCGTCGTAAAACCAAGCCTGCACTGGGTTGGCTTCCCCGCACAGCTGTTCGAACAGACCCATCTTCGCCTGTTCAGCGTTGCAGACAACGACGGTGGGCAGGCTCTTCAAAAACCGCCAGTCGTAATCCTTGCCTGGGATCGCCCTCACAAATGCGTATGGCTCCGTGTTCATGCGCATGCGAGCGGGCAGCAAAGAGACGAAGACCATCTCCGGCGCCAGCTTGCGCATGCGCGACATGAGAATGGTCTCGCCACCGAATGGGAGCTTGGTCGGGTCGATCATTTGAAGCTGCTGAAGTCTTCGGTCTCAACCTCATCCAAGTACCGCTTCTGGCTGAGATACGTACCGGCGTGGGGAACGAACCGACCGCCCTGGTCAGTCCACTGAGGTGTTTGTTTGATCGCGGCGAGATGAGCGAGGATGACCTCGCGCTTGGAGCCAAGGTTGTGCCTCTTCCACACCTCCAAGGCGCGAGCTTTCGCGTCTTTTCTGGGGTACTGAGACCAGAACTCGTCGAAGCCAACCGCCGCATCTGGCGACTCCTCGACCGGCTCTCTCACCCTTATCAAGAATTTGCCGACCTGCTTGGCTTGGTCGGCTGTAATGCAGATCGTGACAACGTCATCAGCTGTCGATCCAACCTGCTGCTGGATGGTGAATACACCACCTTCCTCAACTACGCTTACTGGGAAATGTTCCAGGGTTTCCATAGACGCCTCCTTCATGGTGTCCTCAAAAGGGAAAGTAATCCTACATTTGGAATTGCTTTTTGACAATCCCCTTTGATAAGTTTTTACACCTAAAGGGTAGGCATAGTCCTACAGCACCCGGCGTGTTGTCCTACAGACATTGCTTCCTGGCTCCTGTATCCCCGTTGGTGGGCGGACTCAGCCTTAGACCGAGCCCTTTACATGCCATCCCCGCCGGAGCCGCATGACTCGCCAGCCTCTTCGCGGATGGGTGCTGGCTTCGCCGCCCATGTGTCCCCTGTTCCACCGCTGACAACCAGTAGGGGTATCGCCGCCCAGCCCTGTCGTCTCAATCACCAACCGGGCAGCATGTAGACAATCGCTCAGTTGTTGAGCTTGTGCTTGACGAAGTCCCAGTCGATGGTGTCGTTGCTGTAGAGCAGGCTGCGGAAGTCAATCGCGCCGTTGGTGAACTTGTCGATGGCAATCGCAATCGGCAGCGACACGGTGTTTGCCCTGTAGATCAGCGCGGTGATGTAGGTTCCACTGACGCCAGCCATGTGACCGAGACGATCTCGATCAAGCTGCGACAGCGAGCGGATCAACGCCTTGTGTGCGCCCTCTGGCTGCTGCGGCTGCGCAGCCTCCTCGAAGTGGGTCACCTGCGGCACGTCTTCGATGACGGTTGTGTTCATGGGTACGGTTCTCCTTGAAGAATACCTTTCGGTATTGCTCGCCATCTTAGCATGTGTCACACATGAGTCAATCCTTTTCGGTATCAAGTCTTGCCTTCCTGGTTGGTCGGTCTTACACTAGCGGAATCCCTTAGTGGTGTACTAGAGGGTAAAAGGAAGCAACATGGATGTGTTTGAGACCCGCCGCTTGAACGTGGTGGCGTACATAGAGGAGAAGTTCGGGGGGAACAGGGCGGCTTTCTGCAGGGCAACCGGCAAGAACCCCAACCTGATCAACCTTGTGCTGACTGACAACCCAGACTACAGAAGGAACATCGGGGAGAAGTTGGCGCGGGACATCGAAGTCAAGGCTTCGCTTCCTTCTGGCTGGCTAGACGCCCCTCGCGGAGTCGGCGAGCGCAAGACGGCAACGATCCCCATCACGTACTTGCCGTGGGCAATCCCAGACACGCCGCCACTCAAGCCGGACTCCTGCCTGACCGTACCAACAGACGACCCCGCCCTGCGAATCCGAGTCTCCGGCACAGCAAACCTGATCATCGTCGTTCAGCAAGAGTCGAGCATGGCTCCGACGATCAAGGTCAACGACTTCATCTGGGTTGACCTGGGGGTCAAAGCCTTCAACAGCGACGGCGTTTACGTCGTCAGAAATTCAGACGGAACAACCGCCCTCAAGCGGATACAACAGCTGTCGCCAACCCAGTTCCAGCTGTCCGTTGACGACAAGACCTATGAGCCCCGCGCCGTCAACTCCAAGGCGATGACCAAGCTGCCTATCGTTGGGCGGGTCCTCTGCGTCTGGGGCTGCAGCATGCTCTGAAAAAACGGGTCGCGCTCGGCGACCCGGAAGCCGCTTTCACGGCATGGCAACTACCGCCATGTTGCTGCTTTGAGTGGCAAACAAAAAGCGTTGCTTCCTGACAATACCGGAAGGTATTGACAAACGACTTTCCTGTAGCTAAAGTCTCTGGTCATGGACGAATCCATCTACCTTGAAGACGACGGGGGTCAAGGCTGGCACCACCAAGAACAGCTGCTGGAGCAGCAGTTGTTCGAGGAGAAACAATCCCGTTTGACATTGTTCAACTGCAAAAGGAAATCCGAAATGAGCTTGATCGCAAAAGACACTGGTACAGACCGCACCTTCGAACTCGCCCCCGCTGGGGCTTTTGCCGCCCGGTGTTTCCGGGTGATTGACCTGGGCACCCAGACCTTCTCGGTCATGGGCGAGACCAAGATGGCTCACCAATGCCTCATCAGCTGGGAGCTTGGCAAGACGATGGCTGACGGACGCCCGTACACCATCAACGAGAAGTACACCGTATCCCTGCATGAGAAGGCGAAGCTGCGCACGGTCCTCGAATCCTGGCGCGGCAAGAAGTTTACCGAGGCTGAGCGCAAGGGCTTCGACCTGAAGAACATCCTCGGCAAGGTCTGCTTCATCAACATCGTCCACGCGCAAAAAGGCGAGAAGGAGTTTGCGAACGTGGCTTCTGTGATGCCGGTGCCAGACGGGATGACCTCTCCTCCCGCATCCAACGAGCAGCTGTACTTCTCGATCAACGACTGGGACGAGTCAGCCTTCCAGAAGGTGCCCAAGTTCTACCAGGAAATGATCAAGAAGAGCCCCGAGTTCCAGCAGGTCGACGCTGTTGGCACCCCCGGTCCGTCGTCAGACCAAGACGACGACATCCCGTTCTGAAGACCGTTCTGAGGAGGACACTATGACAACACGACTCAAGGTGCTGGAGATGGTCCAGCAAAACCACACGCCGATCACCAGCAAGCAAATTGCCAAGGAGCTTGGCGTCCGAATTGAGACCGTCGCCTCTGCGCTGACCGATCTCTGGAAGACCAAGCAGGTGAAGCGTCGCTCCCATGACCGCATGTACGAGCGGGGCGGGCGTTTCTACGAGTACGTCCACTCCGATAGCACCCTCCCAGGGTTTGAGTCCCTGGTCCTGCCCCTTGCAAAAAAGACCAGCAAGCGCAAGAAGCGGGCGGAGGGTGAGCGCCTTGCCGAGTTGCCACAAGCAACGACGCTGTCGCCCACCATCTCCTTCCCCGTTTCTGGCAAGACTGTGTCGTTCACCATCCGGGAGGCGCGGCAGCTGCATGAACAGCTGTCGTCGTTGTTTGGGCATGTGGCGCATTAGGCTGCACGACCTGGACCTTGAGATGGCTTATGTCATAACGACGCGGCGCCAGCAACACAAGAGGGAGCTTGCGGTTAAGACTCAAAAGTACGACCGCAAGCGTACCGACTGGGAGATTGCTTTTTACGGATTCATGGGTGAGGTCGCCGTCGCCAGGGCGCTTTGCATACCAGTCGACACAACGGTCCTGGCGGGCGGCGATGGCGGCGTTGATCTAGTGATCAATGGCGAGACCCTCCAAGTGAAGACGCACTTGAGTAATGCGACCAAAAACTTCCTGTACTTTGATAACGAAGACAAGCTTAGCTGCGACTTCGGCATTCTTTGTAACGTCGACCGCGACGACACAACTGTCTTGATCCGTGGGGCGCTCAGCCGAGAAGACTTCATCCACAAAGCTGGCATCCGCAACTTCGGCTACGGAGAACGTCTTGCCGTCCACGCCAGTGAACTGTTTTCGATGGATGGCTTGATCAGGTCCATCCAATCCCACAACGAACTGACCATAGGTGAGCCATGCTGACCAACAAATTGAACCTTCCCAAGGCGGTTGTACTCGCCGTGCAAAACGACCCCTACACGCGGGGCAAGTCCGACATCAGCGTCACCCAGCTGATCTCCCCCCCATACCAGCGACAGCTGCGAACAGCTGTTGAGCCACAAGAGGATGTTGCCGAGAGACTGTTCTCGCTGTACGGACAGATCGGTCACGGCATCCTTGAGCGCGCCGGTCTGAAGCTTGGATCAGATGTTGAGAACCGGCTCTTCGCCGAGATCAACGGTTGGACCGTATCAGGTCAATACGACCTCTTCGAGGACGGCGTCCTGATGGACTACAAGTTCACCACATTCTGGTCGGTCAAGGGAGATGAGCCCAAGACAGAGTGGGTGCAGCAACTGAACCTGCTTCGCGTTCTTGCAATCCGCAATGGTATGGATGTGAAAGCATTGAGGATCATTGCCCTGCTGCGCGACCACCAGATGACGCAAGCCAAGCGCGACCCCGAGTACCCGCAGCTTCCCATCGCAACGGTGGACATCCCGGTGTGGGACGTGTTCGACGCCGAGGAGTTCATGCTCGCCAGGGTCAAGGCTCACCAAGACGCAAACCCTCCGCCATGCACGGACGAGGAGCGCTGGATGCAGCCGTCTGTCTTTGCCCTAAAGAAGAACGGACGCAAGACAGCCATCAAGTTGTACGAGTCACGCGAAGAGGCTGAGTCAGCTGCATCGGCTGGCGGCAAGGACCACTTCGTCGAACACCGCCCTGGCGAGTTCAGGCGCTGCACCAGCTACTGCAACGTCGCGCATGGGTGCCCAGTTTTCCAGCAGTCACAACAAACGGAGTTCTGAGATGGACAAGGTAACCGAACAGCTGTTCACAGACATACGGCAGACCATTGAGCAACTCAAGCATGTGCCAAGTGGGGTCAGCCTCAAGACCTTGATGCACATCGAGGTGCTTGAGAAGCAAATCCAAACCCTTCGCGGTCGCATCTTGATGATGGAGGTGGAGCGATGAGCAGAGCCGTTGCTTGGTACAGCCCAGCCACCGGGCTGCTGATGACCGAAGGTGAGTACATCCTGCGACAGGCAAACTCAGCGCAGTTTCCTGCGGACTTGACCCCGCTGGTGTGGGAGCGCGAGGTCGAGGAGTACCAACGGCTGTTTGCCGAGTGTCAGCAACAGCTGGAAAACACGATCTGTGCCCTGGAGTCAGCCAAGGCGGAGCTTCAAAAGATCATGGCGGAGGTCCTATGAACAGCTTCTCAGCCGTGGAGATTGAGGTGATCCGCTGGTCGGAGGCTCGCGGGATCATCGCCAACAGCGACAGCAAGACACAGCTGTTGAAGGCGTTCAGCGAGATGGGCGAGTTGGCTGACGCCGTCAATAAACGAGATATGCCTGGGATCAAAGATGGGATAGGCGATGTGCTGGTGTGCCTGATCAATGTCGCCGCGCTCGAAGACCTGGACCTTACTCGCTGCCTGATCCACGCCTACAACGAGATCAAGAATCGCAAGGGCTACCTCAACAAAGAGGGGGTATTCATCAAGGAAGCGCCATGAAGGCGCTTGCCCTGCTCTTTGCGGCTTCGGTCCTGGCGCTGTATGTTTTGGTAGCGGTCTTGATCCTGACCGCTGCCGCCAAGCCCAGTGTCCGCCGCATTGACTGCAGCTTGGCGTCGTTCCACCCCGACTTCACGCCAGCCATGCGCAAAGCCTGCCAAGACAGACACAAGGAGAAGCCATGAAGCCAAACGAAGAAGACGAAGCCTTCGCCGAACTGTTCGCCAAGCAAGAGGCGCATATGGCGGACGCGATCAACCCAAGCCACTACAAGGTCGGCGGCATCGAGACCATCGACTACATGAAGGCGAAGTCCACCCGAGAGGAGTTCCGTGGGCACCTGCGCCTGACCGCCCTGAAGTACCTCAGCCGCGCTGGATACAAACACGAAGACGTCATCGAAGACTTCAAGAAGGCTCGCTGGTATCTGGACCGACTGATCAAGGACCTGGAAGAGGAGAGCAAGCATGCCAAGCGCAACTGAACTTAACCCCAAGGTTTACAAGACAGCCACCCAGACGAGCGTCCTGGAGACCTGGAGGAAGCACGGGTTTACCCCACCTTCAGAGATCGAACAATACCGCTTGAAGTGGTTGGAGTTCCGCTCGCTCCACCTTCGCGAGGAGGAGGAGACGCTTGCTCACCCGGATGGTAATACGCAATGCTAATATCGAGCCGGGTACTCAGGCGCTGCCGAACTGGAGCCTGATGATGAGCATTTACCTGCGCGGCAGCGTTTACTGGATAGAGATACGCAAACCCAACGGCGAGCGGATACGCGAAACGGCGGGGACGGGGGACAGGGGGACAGCGCAAGCTTTCCACGACCTGAGAGTCAAGCAGATTGAAGATGGCTTGATCAAGCCCCCGACCTGGGCGGACGCGATTCGACGCTGGATGGAGGAGCGTTCTGACAAGCGGTCATTGGACCGCGACGAGTCGATGGCTAGGTGGCTTGCGCCGCACTGGGATCAACGGCTGTTCAACAGCATCACCGATGACGACGTCAAGAGGGTGGTGGAGTTGAAACGCAAGGAGACCAGCGCGAGCAACGCGAACCACTACCTGAAGTTCGTGAAATCGCTCTTTAACAGATCGGTGGACTGGGGATGGGTGGATTCTTCACCCGTCAAAGCAAAGCCCTTCTCCGCGCCAAAGACGCGGGTGAGGTTCCTTGCTGAGGATGAGCTTGTCCGATTGATGCGTGAGCTTCCTCATCACCTGCGGGTGATGGCGGAGTTCAGCGTGTTGACGGGTCTTCGGATGTCCAACGTGACTGGACTTCGGTGGGACCGGATTGACATGCAGCGCCGGGTTTTGTGGATTCCGTCGACCGACTACAAGTCGGGCAGGGACCACGGGATTCCGCTGGGGGATCGGGCGGCGCAGATTCTGGAAGGAGAGAAAGGGCAAAACGAGGAATGGGTGTTCACGTACAAGGGTTACCCCGTACAGAACACCAACACGGCGGCTTGGCAGAAGGCGCTGCAGAGGGCTGGCATCCGGGACTTCCGGTGGCACGATCTTCGGCACACCTTTGCCAGCTACCACGCCATGAACGGCACCCCGCTGTTGACGCTCAAGGCATTGGGCGGATGGCAGACGCTGGAGATGGTCAACCGCTACGCCCACCTGTCAGCAGAGGGTGCGCGGCAGTACGCCAACAACAGCGTACCCACAGCTGTGGGTGCGTGTGGGAGAACTGTGGGTATTGTGGGTCAACAAAACCCACAATAGCGCACCCACAAATGAACAGGGGAACCGAAGTTCCCCTGGGAAAAATGGCGGAGTGGACGGGGCTCGAACCCGCGACCCCCGGCGTGACAGCACTATACACCTGCTTGCAAATCAACAACTTGCAGCGCCTTTGTACCCACAAAGCGAGCAGATTGTGGGTGCTGTCCGCCCACAGGGTTAACGCGGCTCCCCTGCCTGACGCTGGATGGCGTAGAACTCCTTGTTGAACTCCGACTCCAGCTTTCTCCGCTCCTTGTCGATGAACTGGAGCCTGTCGTACTGCTCGCGACGCGACAGGCTCTTGTTGTCGCGGATGTCGATCTCCTCCTTGCGCAACAGCGACAGCTGTTTGACGATGAAGCGCTGAGAGGAATCAAGCTGGGCGAATAGTTCGTTCTCCCTGATCCGAGCCCGAGCGTTGGCGGATGCGTTGTCAGACTCGGCGTTCTGAAGCTCAGCCTTGGCTTCCTTCACCCGCTGGCTGTTCTCGAAGAATGACGACTGGTCGCCACGACCCGTGTCCCTGCGGTAGAACGCCTTGAGGATCGGGTAGGCGTTCTTGTCCAGAGCGGCGTCAGGTCCGACATTCAGGGACAAGTCAACAGCTGTGATGGTGTCCTTGACGAACGTGCCAGCACCGCCGGTTGTGAACGTCAGCAGGTACGAGAGCGTCTCTGGGCTGACATCAACCTTACCGCTCTTGCCTGGGCTTCCGCCCGTGGCTTCGTTCATCCAGGTGGTGAACCGCTGCAGGAACGTGTCCCTTGTGTTCGTCCAGTACCGCTCGCTGTCCGGCGTTGCGCCGCCTTTGTAGTCCGGCGGCAGCAAAGGCATGCCGTTCTCGCGCTTCTCAGAGGTAAGCACGATGAATGGATCAACAATCGTCGGCGACACAAACGTTGCGGCGTTGTCCGCTGCACCAAGCGGGCTGAAGTGAGTGAAGAAGCTGTCTCGCATGAACGCGGCAACTTTCCACGGGTCACGCCCCCGCTCCAGGTCCTTCATGGCGTAGCCAAGGTTCACGAAGAAGCCCAAGCCGTAGGCGAGAGGAACCGTGTACTGCTCTCCGTTGGGTCCAAACCACATCAGGTTCTTGAGCTTGGCAGAACGGTTCGACTCTTTGTCCCAGTACGGGTCATCGTCATCCCCAGCCGCACCAGCAGCCATCGTGGCAACGATGTACCCCAAGCCAACGAGCGAGCCAGCCAAAGCCCCGCCCTTCTTGGACATCACCAGCTTGCTCACCGACACTGCGCCCTGAATGGCGGGGTTGATGAACAGGTACAGCGGCGCAAGGAACGGAGTCATCTTGCCCCTACGGTTGAAGTTCACCGTGAGGTTCTTGGCGACCGTCGCAGCCTCTTCGCGCACCGCCTTGGGTGCATTGGTGTGGTTGTACCCGGCGCGCTCGATCACGCTCTTGTAGGCTGCAACTCGGGCTGCGTTTTCGATGCCTGCGTTGACATCCATGATCAGGTCTTCTGCAGACTGCAGGTATCGCAGCGCCAGACGGTGGTACGTGCGCGGCTCCTTGAGAGAAGCTTGAGCGTTGCGATAGTCGGAGATCACGCGCTGCTGGCGCTGCTCCAAGCCGACCAAGTCCATGAACCCAGTCTTACCGCCATCAGTCCTGTACATGTCGTAGTAGGCGCGAAGCTCTGGGTTACCAGCCCAGTTGTTGTTCCGCTCCGCCCGCATGACGGAGTAAGCAACCGGCATGAAGTCACGCCAGATGTCTATGGTGGCTTTGCCGCCGCGCTCAACAGCTGTTTTCGCTGTTGCGTACTCCAGGTCTCGACCGGCGTTGATCAGCACGAACGCAGGCGAGAGCGCAGTCCACAACTTGCCAAGCGTTCTGTTGATGGAGCCGAACACTCCCAGATAAACCTCTGCCAGCTTGCCGCTCAGCAAAGGCGTCATCTGCAGGTCAGACAGAAGACCGGGGTCGTTGATCCTGATGCTGCGCGGAACGCCGTTCACCCGAACGCCAATCGTGTTCACGCCTTCGTCCTTGACCAGGGCGTAGTCGACGATGTTGTTGGTCTTGTTCCAGCGCTTTTGCATGACCATCGGGTCAACATCCCAAAGCGCCGAGTCGGGGTTCTGCAAGAAGAATTTCAGCACAGCCTGACGCAGCTTGTTCTTCTCAGCTGCAACGATGGCTTCCTCATAGTCCTTGAGGATGTTCTCAACGATCTGACCAGCGCGTGAGCCGCGTCCCATTGCCCTGCGGAAGAACGGGTCGCGGGGGTCGAAGCGCGGGTTGCCGGTCGCCTTGCCCTCGGCAATACGCTCGAAGCCTTTGAGCGGCACGTAGTACTGCCAGCCAGAGCGCCAGGACTGCAGGGTTGCGTTGTCGATCAGCCCGCCATCAAGCAGCGTTTGCCCAGTAAGGCGGGTGATGGCTTGGAACCTGTCGGCAATCGATTTGATTTTGGCGAACTGGGCACCCTTCGCTTGCAATGAGGCGATGACGGACTGAGCGTCAGCGTTGGACATGCCAGACCCGTCGCCCGCGAACTGCGGGTTGATAGACGCGATGTGCGCATTGCGCTCTGCGGCGTGGTTGGCATACATGTACAGCGCCACGTCGTTCAGGTCCACGCCTTGTTGAGCAGCCTCCTGGATCAGCGGGCGCACAACGTTCTTGCGGAAGTCGTCGATGCGGTTACCAGCCCTACCGTGCATGCGGTGCAGGGAGTTCTCGATGTTCGTCTCTTCGGTCACCACGCCACCTTGCGCAACAACCTGCTGTTGAACATCTGTCGCCCTGCTTACTTCATTGGCAAGCATGTTGGACACGCGCTCCGTCATTGTCCGCTCGCCAAGGGCAAAGCGATTGCCTTGTAGCGAGACCTGACGGGCGAAGTTGCTGTTGGACAGCGGTTGGAACTGGCGATTCGGGACCTGACCTGGGGCTTTGCTGCCAACAGCCGCTGTTCTGCTGAGCGACGGGAGCTTGTTTCCAATCTTGGAAGCCAGCGCCAAAGCCTTGCCTTTGTGGAAGTACAACAGCTGTCCGGTGCGGGTGAGTTCGCCGTTGGTTTCGGCAAGCGAGCGGTCCTCGTTCATCGGGTACACCGACGCGATCTGCGTAGCCCGGTCATCTCCGTAACGCACATCCGGGTGGACGATAGCTACAACCGGGTTGCCGTCTTTGACCAGATCGAGCAGCACCTTGTACCCATACCGGCGACCAGCGCGGTCCCCTTCGCTTCGGAATACAGCGACAGGGTCGGCGATCTGCCTTGGCACGTCACGCAACTCATCAACCGTCAGGGCGATGCGAGCCTTGACTGGGACCACCATGCCAACCGTGTTTCGGCGGACCGCATCTTCGGTGTTCTTGCCGAACATGCCTGGGTTCACGACCTTCATCACAGTCGCCGGGTCCATGACCACCAACTGGTCGGGTGAGCCAACAGCCTTCAGAACAGCTGGCGTCTTCGAGATGCCAAAGACGCGGGGTGCGCGCGGGTCTCCGTCGGCAGCAAGTTGCACATCCCTGCGGCTGAACTGACCAGCCTCAGTAAGGGCAGGCTTCTCCGCGCGCTGGGTTATCTCAGTCCTAGTGCCCTCGTAGTCGACAGGAACATCATGGTTGAGGATGACCATCATCCCCATATTCGGCACGGCGTAACCGTCGTAACCGGCGTCGACGATTGAGGACTCAAACGCATTGAAGTCCTGCTGCGACGCGCGATACAGGCGACTCATGTCATCGCCTGGAGCGAGGATGTTGTCGAACTGCTGCGAGTAGACGTACTGACCTAGACCGGACTCGGCGCGGGGCATGCGCCCCATGTCGTTTTCGATGTAGAAGTAGACCCTGCGCTTAATGCGAGGATCGCCTGAACCATCAAGGCGCCGCGCTTCGGCTCCCTTGATCCCGGTGCCGTAACGGTTTCCGACTAAGGTTTCGGTGCGGGCGTTTCCGTAGTGGACCCCGACGAAGCTGCTCGCTCCTGGCTGAGCTTCTCCGAGTATTCTCCCGCCGCCTGTGCCGGATCGAATGGGAGGTTGGTCAAGTCGAACGACTCGGCTTGCTGCGGCTGGTTGCCAGGAGACTGTTCCGTCACCGGCGACGTCGACGCGCGATGGAGCGTACCGACGCTGTAGCTGTTCGCTTTCTTGTAGTCTTCCTCGGTTGCGGAGCGAATTGAGGTAAACGTCGCCATTCGGACTCTCCTTCCAGTCGTTCTTGGTGGACTCAAGAACCACCTGTTTGGTATTGATGTCTGTTAATTTTACACCAAGAGAATCCTCTGTGGTATTGATTGCGCGTAGGATTTCGGCGACCTGGGTCTGCCTCCAGTTCCCCGCGAAGTTCAGCAGACGAATACCTGGGACCCCGTCAACAACGATCTGCTGGAAGCCGGGGGCAAGGATGTTGCCCTCCTTGTCCTTGGGTGCCGACTCCAGGAATTTCGCAAAAAAGCTGGTTGCTTGGTCAACCGTCTTCAGGTCCGGGGACATGACGTCAATCGCCATGTTCTTGCCTGATGCAAGGGGGCGTGTGCTGATGACCTCGGTTTGCTGGAACGCATAGCCAACCATGTCCATGAAGTCGGATACGGCTTCTGGGCTTGCCAGCGCATCGATCTGGATTGCGCCCTCAATCCACTGCAGGTACGCACCGACTCCGGATACGTTCTGTCTGACTCGGATTCCAGCGAGGTCGGCAAGAAAGCTGATCTCGCGCTGAGCAACATCAACCGGAATCTCTTTGCCAGCAAGCTTCCCGGCAAGAACAGAGTCCGCTCCTGGTGCAAGTCCAATAGACACACGGCGAGTGTTACCGCCGATGATGTCGCGGACAAACTCAGCCCGGATGCCCATCGCCCGCTGCATGGTGACCCAGCCAACAGCCTGGACCTCTCGCGCAGTCCAGCCCCCGCCATCAAAGTTGCGGCTGTTGAGAAAGTCGACGACGTCGTTGTAGAAATCAATGCCGTACTCGTACTGCGACTCGCCTGTCGTTGTCTTGTCTGGAGCCAGCTGTTGAACAGCCTCATCGCCGAAGCGCTTGCGCAGAAACTCGAAGACCGTCTCGTCGACAAAGCCGATGTCGCGAGTCGCCCAAACATCGATAGCTGCGGGCTGGCGACCGCGCGGATCATCCTTTACGATTGTTCTGGTGCTGCGCCCAAGCTCGCTGTCCAGGAAGTCCATCAGCTTGGCGCCAATTCCACCCTCTGGCATCCGACCAGAAAGGATGTCTATCAGCGCGTCTTGGTTCAAGCCAGCCTTCTTGACCTCTTGCTTTCCAGCAGCCATGTCAGCTGCGCGTAAGACGTCAGTCATGCCTTTCGTTGGGCTTGCTCGCTTCTGCGACATCAGCCAAGCCAAAGCGTATTGAGGAGTCGTGCCCCCAAATACAGGGCGAAGAGCTTCATCAAGCTGCCGATACCAGCTTCGCGAGTCCTTGAGTTCCTCCGATGACAGGAGAAGCTGGACCCGGTCAAGCCAGTCTTGGGCGGTGATCTTGCCCAGCACCAACTTTTGATTGCCGCTGCCAAACTCAACCCGGTCGTTGACCGGGGAGCCAACGCCATCCTTTCTCTTGAGACGGCGGGCAATCCGACCCTCAGCCTCTTGCGCATCAACTGTCGGGCTCAGCGGGTTTGCGGGCTCGACGGGGAGTCTACGCTGAGCTTGTACCGATACCTGTTGCTGTGGTACACTCTCATTAGGGATTGCTCTAGGAGACGACAAAGTGGCATCAATACCAACCTCGTTCCCCGCTGGGACGACGTTCTTCGACGTCGGCGGCGTCCCTGTCACTCGCGCACCCAACGGCGGGCTCTCTGCTTGGGACGACAACCCTCGAACTGGAGAGACGGCACCGCGAACATTCGGGCTATCGACCTGGACATCAGAGGGGGTGCCCATGTCAGAGGCTGACTGGCGAGCCCTGTTCACCCGGTCGAACACCTCTTCTGCGGCTTCCGAGTAAATCTCGAACTGCTCGCGCTCAAGCTCATTGATCTTGTCCTGCGCCGCCGACAGGTCCCCAGGGGACATCGGGTTCTCGCGGCTGCTCATCGCACGGCGAAGCTTCTCTGCCTGCTCGTACAGCTTGTGGGCTACACCCTTCGCGTCCAGCATCTGAGCGAAGTTCATCTGTAGCTCGACCGGGAAACCGGCGATCTGCGCACCCTTGAAGAACACGTCGCGGTATCCGCTGGGGTGAACTGGCGCGGCAGGGTCCCAGCCATTGCGCTTCACAACAACGCCAGGGAAGAACGACGTAACCGCGTCGATCATGTTGTCCAGTTCACGCAGGTCTTCGACAACCAGCGTCGAGCGGACAACGTCACCGATCTTGGTGTGGTCCCCGCCGTAGTCGAACCAAATCTTGCCGAACGCGCGGGGAAACTTCTTGATGGGACCGGCTTGCAGGGTCATGCCTTCGCGGTCCGCAACCCTGAGCATGCGCGTGTCGTAGCGAGCCTTGATGGTTGGCGCGCGAGCCAGAAGCGCCTTGGTGTTCTGGTAGACCTGGAAGATGTCTTGCTCAGCCAGCAAGACCGTAGCGGGGATGTTCCTGCCTTCGACCAGCGCAGTGACCAGCTGTTCACGCGGAGGCGGGGGCGGCTCTCTGCGCTTAGCCTGCGGCGCCGCGCCAGTTGCTGACTGGGCGCCACCAAACGTCACAGTTGGCGCGCTCATCTGGTAACCCGAGTACATCGGGAACCTGCCCAAAGAAGCTGGCGCTGCCTGCGACGACTGGAAACTCCCGGTCCCTACACCCGTAGCACCGGGCTGAGCAGGCTGCGCAGCAGATGTTACGGGCGCGACACCACCCCTGGCAACCACTGCAGCCAAGGCGGGCGGCATAGAAGACTTCGCTGCCTCGCGCTTCTGGTATTCCTTGAACGCATTGACGATGGCTTCCCGAGCCTGGATGACTCGCTGCCGATCCTTGATGTACTGAGGACCGCGCAGGGCTGCGCTCAACTTGTTCAGGATGTCGACCAGGATGTCTTTGAACTGTTGAGCAAGGGTCTTGTCCTGGAAGCTGTCGAACAGCCTGTTGAGAAGCTGTGGATCGGTGGCTTGCTGACCGACCGTGTAAGCCACCAGTTCAGACTCAAGCTCTTGTTGAGTCATCGGGCGACCAACCTCGCGCATCCGCGACGCGTTCAGGCTGTCGAACAGCCGTTGCTGCATCTGCGGGTCAACAGCCTTGACCACCGCATCGCGAAGCGCCTTGTAGACGTCGGCGTAACGGGTCTCCAGGACGTGGGTCAACTCATGCCACGTCGTGTCCATCAGATCGGCATTGGCTCCAACCAGGATGGTGTCGCCTACACGGTAGCCATTGAACGCACCGAGGTTGCGGGTCTCGCCAGCCTCGTTGGTGACAGTCATCCCCTGCTCGCCAAAGTCCACCCAGTGAACGTTGACCCCAAATGCCTGAGCGAGAGCCTTGGCGAAGGTGTTCAATCGCTTGTCTGAAGTGACCTCCGTCACATTCAGCTGCTCTCCAGGGTTGACGCCGAGGTCCTGCCCAATGCTTGCCAGCGCATTGGTCAAGGTTTCCGGCTGGGATTGCTGCTGGCTAACAGCTGTTCCCAGTGCCTGTTGATTTCGGGCGTCTACCTCGTCCAGCATCTGCTGCAGGTCGTTCTGGTCCACGGTTCCCGCAGCGCTGACGTCGGACCGCAGGCTCATGGGCTGAGCCTGTGGCTGAGCCTGACCCAAATTCAAATCGGAATTTTGACCAGGGACAGCTGTTGACAGCTGTTGATCTGCTGTTGCCCCAGGAAGGTTTTGATCAAGGTCGCCGAGCGCGGGGTCTGTACGCTCACCACCTGCCATCACGCCTTGGGCGAATGCATCGAGGTCAACCGACGGCTCCACCCGTCCACGGTTGTAGCGGTCATCAGGGTTGGGAATGTCATTGACCAGACCTTGCGGCGAGAACGGGTCAGCCGCCGGTGGCGCGGCGAGCGGATCAAAACTTGGATCAACTCGACCACGGTCGTACCGAGCATCAGGACCTGGGGTGTCGTTGACGATTGCGCCCGGCTTGATGAGGTTCTCGACAGCGGTCGGCGTTCCTCGGTTGGGGTCTAGGGCGGAGATCGCCTGTTGACCAGTCTGCACATCATCGAAGCTCCGACTCTCAACGCCGCGATCAATTGCGTCGGCAATGCGCTGCTCGTTCGTTGGGATTGCGGCACGAACGGCGCCGACCGGACCGCCGCCGATTGCCCCAAGGACAAGGTTTGCAGCAGAGCCTTCGCCGATCTCTTTGTTCTCGATCTGGGACCGAATGCCGATGTCAGCCGCAACGCCTTCACCAACTTCCTGGACGCCTTCTTCAAGCGCACTGGCGCTGCCGCCAACAGCCACGCGACCCGCCACGGTTCTGCCACCGACGCGAGCCAAAAGATCGTCATACGCGCCCGTGACGAGCTTGCCAGTCACCCTGCCGCCAAGCGCCGCGACCATCCCCTGAAGGACCGCAGCGCTCTCGCCAGCTTTGTCGGTCACGATCCTGCGAGCCTCTGCTTGCGGAATCTTCCGATCAATCATCGCCTTGTAGTAGGGGCTGACTTCCAACAGCTGTTGATGGCTCAGCTTGCCGATGTACTCCTTGGCTGAGTTCACGCCTTCGCCAGCAGCCATGCCGCCGCCGACAGCTGCAGCTGCGTTTGGGTTCCTGGTGACAATTGCAGTTGCCACAACCGGAGCCAGCGAACCCAAAACACCAACGGCTTGCAGGGCGTAGCCCGCCACCGTTGGGTCGTCGCCCCAGCTGAACTCACCCTTGAAGATGTTGCCCTTCGGCTCAGCGCCAGCCATGCGACGCTTGCCCTCTTCGGACATGCCAGCAAGGATGTCTTTCTGAACCTTGTCGCCGTAGTTGGCGAGGGCGTCGGTCCCTGGAACACTGACACCAGATAGCGCACGGTCGACGGCGATCCTCGCCTGTTGCTTGTCCTCCATCTGATCTTGAATGGATCGGATGCCAAGCGCATCCATCAGCGCCATGCGGGCATAGTTAAACAGCCGCATCCCAGGCGTCCCCTTGTCCATGATGTCGCCAGTCGCAACGTCACGAACAATGCCCTTGACTCCACTCTCGACACCCTTGGGAGCCCGCAGGGTCCCGCCAACAAGACTTCCTGTGCCAACGCGAGCAGCGTCGCCCACAAACTCGCCAACGCTGTAGTCCTGTGAAGTGCCAGCCGTGCCGCCGAACTCAGGCGAAACACCGTCTGGCATACCGGCTTGCGGCTCTGCTGGTAACGCGCTGCGACTGACCTGGGGCTGCGCAGGAGCGGCAGAAGCTGCAGAAGCGGCTGGTCTGGAAGCCTGGGCGGGGGCGGGAGCGACTCTTTGCTGTTGTTGAACAGCTGTCGGTATTGCTTGCGCGCGAGCGGGCGGCGGTGTGTCTGCAACAGGCAGAGCCGGGTCAGGAAGAGGCGGAGCAGCTGGCTTCACCCCACCGACGTTTGCGCGGCGCAGAATCCGAATAGACAGATCGTCTGTCGCCTCGGAGCCGCCAGTAATTGCCTCAGAAGTCTGGGCTGCAGCAGCATCTTGCATAGCCGCAGCACGACGACCCGGCTCACCAGTAATGCCTGCCCGACGCAGGACCCGGTCTTCAAATGACAGTTCGCTCATCGTTACTCATCCGCTGCTGGAAGCGCTTGCGCGGCTTGACCCTGCTGATTGAATCGTCGACCGTAGTTCACTAGCACCCCGGCAAGCTCGCCACCGTCCGCCCTCTTCCTCCAGTCATCGAAGATTTCTGCGTGAGCAGCAGCTTCAATGGCTCGCTTCTCCTCCCTGGTCATGGCGCGCTTGAGTGAATCCTCTTGGCGCTGGATGAGGTTAGGCAGGACGGCGTTGACCTGCTGGCGCATGATCGAGAACTGATCGTTCGCGAACACCTGAGCAGCTGCACCCTGCAAACCGCCCTTAGTCCTCGCCCACTCTTGAATGGAGCCGTGTTGAGCGAACGCGCCGGTAACAGCTGGCACCTTGCCGTCCAGGTTTGCGAACGCTGAAGCGAACCGCTGGGCGCTGGTTGCGGTGTCGGTCTTTATTCCAGCCGCATCATTTCTTCCACGGTAGTAATCAGTCTGCGCGCCAATCAATCCCTTGCGGGCGTCGAGCAGCGAGGCATTTGTCCGCGCATTGGATGCGCTCGCGTTGGCGCTGGTAACGGCAGCGTTGGCATTCGTGACCGCAGCATCTCCAGCCTTGCCCTGGTAAGTGATGGTGGACTGGTCCTTCATCGCGGCAAGGGGCTTGCCAATGGCGGCGTCGTACACCTCTGGGGCGTATAGCGCAGCCAGATGCCCAATCGGGGTCCGCGTGACTGTCTCGCGACCATTTCCATCCGTAGCTCTGCGCACCGCAAAGATGTTTGGAAAGCCGTAGCTCTTGCTGCTCTTGTCTTCATCTACGCCGCCAACAATCGTCAGATTGCTGGGGTCCATACCAAGCTTTGCCGCAAGTGATGCAGTAGCCTGCTGGTCTCCGCTCAGCGCCTGACGGAACATGTCCCTGTTGCCTCGCTGTTCAAGCATGTTGCCAAAGGTGATCAGCGAGTTCATCTCGCCCTGGTCAACCTTGCCAGCCTTTGCGCGAGCCTGGAATACTGCGACCTGAAAATCAGCGATGCCGCGCAGACCCTCCGGGGAGGTAAGGTCAAGGGGCACACGGGACTTGATTGTTGCGGGAGGGGGCGGGATGACCGTGTCCGGCTGCTTGACCCCATTAACCACCGCCCCAGGTTGAGCGAAAGCCACTTCGCGACCAGCAGGCTGGGCGTTTGGATTCGGGCGCTCAACGTCCTTGAATAGGTATCGGCTTGCAGCGTCGTTGATGCCGGTGATCATGTCTTCTTCGCGTTGACGCTGACGGCGCTGGTACTCCTGGTTCTCAACCTCAAAGCCAAATCGCTTTTCCTGCCGACCGGCTTCGGCTTCAGCAAATCGTTGACGCTGCCGCTCGCCCTGCAGCTGAGACATGGTGAGGGCGGAGCGACGCGAGCCTTCCATGCCGCGCTCATTGGCGTCCGCCGCTTCGTTGAGGACATCCGCGATGCCCTTCTGGGGTGGGATTGCGTAGGTCGCCATCAGCTTCTCCGAATTGCTTGTTTCCGCACTGGGGTATGGGTTTCCTGAACTAGGTTGTCGAGAGCCTCTTTGCCGACCTTGCGTACCGTGTCAGCAGGCAAGACATACTCGCCGTTCGAAAGGCGAATGGGGTCTCCGGTGTCCTGGTTTACAGCCTTGACGCTGTCCGACGTCCCAGTTCCGGGTCCGCGCACAATCCCGCCGCCCTTCATCTTCTTGGCTTTGCGTGAGCCGCCGCTCAGGGCTTCAACCTTGGCATCAAGGTCCTTGATTGCGCCCAGTGCCACACCGATGGCGTCTTGAACGTTGATTGCCTTGCCGTTGCCAACACCCGTCTGGCGAGCGAAGTCTTCGGCATAAGGACCGACGTGTCGCCCTTCGTCCTCGACGCCCTCTTTGTAAGTCCAGCGCTCAACTGGCATGTTCCGAACAGCGCCAAGAGCCTCGCCGCGAGCCATTGGCTGCTTATCCTTCTTCATGTCTTCTGACGACATGAAGTACATCATTGCCGCAGTGCCAGCCAGCTGCCCAAGCCCCGATATGGCGGCGTTGTCTGCTTGGTACGCGGTCAGCTGGTTTGCGTACTGCTGGTTCATCATGTTCCCAAGAGAGCCCTGCCCCGCCATTGCCCCGCTGAGACCACGCATCGCCCCGTCGTAACCCCGCGCCATGCCAGCGTCTTGCGCATTGAACAGCGCGGCGTTGCTGTTGCCAACATTGGAGCCAGTGCCGATTGCCGACAGCTGCGTCTGCGGAAGATTTCTTCCGACGTTGATGGCGTTCGTGCGCTTCTGGTCGAGCATCTGATCCGCAGCCAGTCGGGCGTTGGTCATTGCGCCAGCCTTCTGCGCAGTCGTTGCCAGAGCAATCTCGTTGTTCAGGTCTGCAAACCGGGCGGCATTGGGGTTGATGCCCATGCGCGACAGGTTGCGAACAGCTGTTGCCCTGGCTGTCGACGCAGCCTGCTCGACGTCAGACGCCGCGCGACCAGCCATGAGATTTCTGTACCCGGCTCTGTCTTGATTCAGTGCCTCGGTAACCATCTGGTTCTCTAGAGCCCTGAACGGCTGGCGGTCATCCTGCGCTTCGCGAGCCATCTGCATCGCCATGCGCTGACCTTCCAGGTTTGCGTTGACCATGCGCTGGTAGAAAGGCATGGTCTCCTGGAATCGGCGCTCAGAAAATTCCATCTGTCGGTTGCCGAGCGCGGTCATCTGATTGCCGAGCGCGGTCATCGCATTGGCGATGGGGGTCATGTCTGGCGGCGGCGGCGCATCACTGCACATGTGCTTCTCCTAAAACTTTGATCAGTTGATTGGCTGTGTGCTGATAGCCCAGCGCTTGTAAAAGATCGCCCACTCGGTTCACGGTCTTGACGGTGACGCGAATCTCAGTGACCCCAAGGGTCGCAAGAACACGCTCGACGTACTGGATCAGCTTGATGCCGATCCGCCCCTTGCGGTGTTCTTTGTCAATGAAGATGGTGTCCTCTTCGGCAATCCACTTTCTTGTGTGCGTGGACTGGGTCAGATACATCATGCAGTTCCCAACCAACTGACCATTGGTGCGAACCGTGAACAGCATGAAGCGCCCGGTGCGCTCGGCGTTGACCATGTAGTCATAGTCAGGGTCCAGAGCAACGCCGTGCCTGTACCCTTCAGTTTCTTCCCAATGTCTGCAGTGAAGAGGCTTGACGTCTTCGATAACGTCCTCAATGCGCTCGCACTGCAGTGAGTAACCGCAGTACTCCTGCGCATCAAATTGGTCAACGTCAATACGACTGAGCCGAACCTGCGACGCTGCGTGAATGATCCCAACAGCCAACTCGGGGGTAAGCCGGTTGCCAAGATTTTGCTCAAGCGCCAGTTGAAGTGCATCAAGATTCATGCTGGCGACGGTAGTCAATGATTTTCTCAATGGTCTTGATTTGGACCTGCGTCTGACGCATTCCCTCTTCAATCATTTTGTTGCGCCTGTCGCCAATAAAGTCTTCGGCGTACAGGTGCTGCTCAGAAGGCACTTCCCACTCTTCTTGAGTTACAAACTTTGCACCCTTGTATTCGCAGGTGAAGGTAAAGTGGATGCCAACTACCCTCCCCTGAAAATAGCGGACTTCGTGGTGGACAGGGACGTACTTAACGTCTTTGTCGAGAATCATGAGACCCCCATTTCCTCTTTGTAGCGAGCCTCAACCACAGCAACCAGGTCCTGATGGTCGATCTCAAAAACACCTTCAAGCGTCACTGAGCAATCGTCCTTTACGCGCGTCATGCTGCCGACATCCTCAAGGACCCTGAACTTAACCGTAGTGAGTAGCGAGCCAATGTTTCGCTCGACTGAATAAACTTGAAACCTCACGACTTGAACCTCCCAAAAAACACCTTAAAGCTCATGAGAAAGTTGCTGGCAATGGAATACGAGCCAGTTGTTTCAAAGCTTCCTGGATTTGCGGTAACCGACGCGTTGCTGCTCTGATTGCGAATGGTGAGCTTGCCCGTCGCGTTGTTGATGCCGACAGATATGATCCGCCTCAGCCAACTTGTGCCATCCACATTGCCCCCCGTTTCAAGAAGGATTGAGCCTTGAAACGACATTGTCCCGGACGGAAGAGATGTGTAAATACTTGTGTTGGTTATAGGGTCAGAGCCAGCGACACTTCGACTGCCAGTAGCCTGAACAATCAAGAAGTCGATGCTTATGCTACTGCCGTCTTCATCAACCGGAGAGTCAGCAATTGCAACCGTTGAGTCGTATTCGTTCGCGGATATAACAAAACCATACGTTGGAACGTCGACATATTGAGTCTCATAAAACCCAGGCGGGTCTACCAAAGTGGTGCCACAAATGACCCCGTATACCGGCGGCTCGTACACAAAGTAAATGTATGAGTATCCTGGCGAAAACACCCCGGTGAAAAAGTCATAATACCCAGGATCGTAAACATAAACAGAATAAAAGCTGCCTGGGCTTATTTCTCCGTAGGTGCATGCGTACTCATAGTATGGCGGAGGGTCGACAAAAACCACATTCGGCACTACGATATACCCGAGAAACGCTTGTTCCCCAGTTGGGTTTGGGTAATTAACAGCAACGTCTGCAATATAAGCAGAACCTACAATGTGGGGCATATTTTCGTCGGTGTCGAAAATAGTGTCAGCCCCGGCTGTCACCCTAATCCTGGAGTTGCTCGCCGTAAATGTCATGCTGTTGCGATTGCCACGGCAGCGGCTCCGGTAAAAGTTCCGTTGTATGTGGTGTCTGAGACGTTCGACCCACTTGGGGTTGTGTACCGCAGCCCGCCGTTTTTTACATCCATGTTTTTAGATACGACGAAACGCAAGTCCGGGGTGCCACTAACTCTCCGCATGTAACGGCGAGCGCTTGTCAACTTGCCATTGGAAGCGATGAAGGTTGTTGGAGTGATGTAGAGTGCATATGGCATTACGACGGGTTCCTGAAAATCCAAACCTTAAATGACTCAGTGATCGCTGGCAACGCGCTTTTGTATGTCACCCACGTTTCTTGAACATAAATGCGCTGCGTCGTCATTGATATATTCAACAACCTGAACGAGGCGCCTACGTTCTGGAATGGAGAGGTAGGCGTTACCTGATCTGCGCCCCGAGCCGATGTTGCAAATGGTATATACCCCAGGTTGTGTGTGCTGATTTCGTATAAGTCGGTGCCGGATGTCGGCACATCGTATGTCACGTCATCCTTTTTGCCAGAGGTCGTCTGCGTGTTTGCCGCCCGGTACGGGAAAGTGAGTGAGGCAGTGACCGTGCTTTCCAGCGACATATACGAAAGATCAGAGTGGAAGAAAATGTTGGAGATATTCTTCTTTGGCTTGTTGAGGTAATCTGTGAGGGTCGCACTGGTAATGCCTCCGGCACAGATCATCACCTTGCCATCCGATCCCCGCGCATAAAGTCGGACAGGCATTTCACCGCCTATGCAACGGGCACCCGCCGATTTTCATGGAGTCTCTGGTCCATCGTGCGGGGTTAAAAGAAAACTTCTTAGCCCAATCCAGCTTCTGCTTCTCGCTCTCGGTTATTGTTTCACAAACAATTTCAATATCGCGATTAAACCGAGGGGTTAAATAGGCGATTGCGTCGCCAGCATTGAATTGATATTTCACACCCTTGCCTTCGGGGGGCTTGGAGAAAATAGCGTTAATGTGACTGTGGTGTTGATAGTGAAACTCAATTTCACCGGGCATTGTCATCCAGCGATGGTCTTGGTTGTGGTAAAACGGGTCGCTGAGAAACCAGGACACTGGCTCCTCTGTGAAAATGACCCACGGCGAAGTAATCTTCCAAGCCATCCAATCATTGCCGATCATGCCGGGGTATTGACTTGGAGGATGATGCTCACCGCTGTGCATTAAACCTGGCGCGGCTCCTCCAACCTTTCCATCTGGCAATACGGTTACGCAGTAATCAGACCACATTGGTATTACCAACGAGTTCTCCCACAGCTTTTGAACTGCGTAGCAATGCTTGATAGTCTTTGCCATTTTGGGTGGCGCAAACGGGTTGAATCTTTTCTTCAACTCCGCGCTGGCAACCTCTTCGTCAAGGTAAGGCGGCACGCCACGCCACCAAGTTGGAAGCGCTTTTGACAGGCGAACAATCGGGAACAGCTGTGGAAGCATCTCCGTGGTTGTCAGACAACGAAGCGTGATCTTCTTGGTTTTCTTCCAAAACAGCATGTTTACATCCTGTCCTTGTGTCGCAAAAACATGTACACGCTTTCGCGCCAAGTTCCAGCGAACTCTTGAATCGTGGACAGCCGGTTGTAAAAGTGGTGCAGGATGCGGTCGCCGTTCAGGTACACGCCGCAGTGGTCCGGTCCGTCTACGACGCCTCTCCCAACACGCATTAGGATTCCGTCGCCGTGTTGCGGGAACATCACCGGCTCAAACCCACACAACTGCCAGCTGGTTAAAAACAGGTTTTGCCCCTGATAACTGCGCGACTGCATCAGGTAGTTGTCGGGCGTGACAATGTTGAGCAGCTTGATGCCAAGCTCCCGCTTGTAGTAGTCGATGATGAGCCGGTAGCAATCAGCCTGACCAATGCTCCACTGGCGCCCCTCAAATGGTGGGCTATCCTTAAACGTCAGCGGGTAAAACATCTTGAAGTGACCGCTGGGGTAGGCAACCTTTAGGATGCCCATGTTGTGGGTGTTCATCCAGTCGATGTCTTCGTTTGTTGCCGCCGCCTTTTCAGCGCGGCTTGAAAACACTCGCGCATACGTGCGGTCGCCGCTTTTTCTGGAGAGCCGCATATGACCACGAACGTTGTCGAGCCATATTTCAGCGCCGACGCCGTCGCTCATGATTGCCGAAGCTATCTCCGGCATGACGGTGATGAAGTGGACCTGCGCCTCACCGCATCTGTCGTCAAAGTTGATGCCGTATGCGGATTCCATCAAACCTCAATGCTTATCGTTTTGTTCGTTAAATCGATGAGGAATTTCCCATCGGTGCTTTGAACGGTGCCTGCGGTAATCGATCCATTCTTGATGTCGAACGCGCCCGCTTTTGTCAGCTTCCACCCACTGGCTGCGGTCGCGTAATTGGTCGACTCAATCGTGTCGGCAATCTTTGCCGTAGTGATCGTTCCGTCGCCAATCACTGCCGTCTTGATTCGCACCACGCCATCAACAAGCTCAAACGGGGTCGTAGTGGTGGCTGCTGTGGCTTGATGCTTGATCTTGAAGTTGGCTACAACAAACTCTGCATTGCCGCCTGATATGGAAACCGTAGGGTTGTTCGCTGTAAACGCTGTGACGTTTCCATTTCCATCGTCGGTGACATCTGTGGTGCCGCCAGAGTAAAGCTCGCTGCCATACACCTTAGCGCCGTTGATTGCGATGGTGGCGTTGATGTATCCGGTTGTAATCTTCTTTGCCGAAACCGAGCCAATCTTTGCGTCAGTAATGTCTGCGTTTTTTATGGTTGCCGCATCCAGGTATACAACGCCTCCATCCACAATAAACGGCGCGGTGATCTTCCCGACCTTTGAATCAGCGGTAACGGTTGCGGAAGTTGGCAGGCTTGTATCAGCAATTCGTATGAAGGTCGTCCCGACTGCGCTTACGACGTGAACACCAGCAAAGCCGTCAACACCAAAAATACTCACCTTGTCGTTGACAACGAGTCCGTGCCCACTTGGCACCGTAAATTGCCGGTATGCTGCGTTGTTCGTAAAAGCAGATATTGCGACCGTGCTGACAGATGGGTTTACCACGGCAAATTTGTCGACGCGGGCGATGAAGCTGCTGACAGGGGTGCCGTTAACAGTTTGCGACGCAAGACCGAAGCCGGACACGTAGCCGTTCTGATCAATCTTCACCGTGTACTGTGCGTACAGGTTGCCGTCGGCGGTTGACCGGGCGCCCGCCTCAACAGCGATGGCGTTGTTGAGGTCGCTGCGCAGTGTCGTGATGTCCGCAGCCAGCGAGCCGTCTGCATTAACCCTGGCAATCTGCTCGCTCGTCACGGACGCAGCAACGCCGTTGTACTGGGCAGTGAGGTTGCTGATGTCAAGGGCGAGCGATTGATCGGCTGTGCTTCTTACGTACTGCTCGTTGGTGATCGCAGCGCTGTTGTTCTCGAATTGTGTGTTCAGGTTCGTAATGTTCGACGCCAACGATTCATCTGCAGTCGAGCGCGCAATCTGTTCGCTCGAAATGGCTGCGGTGTTGGTGGCGAACTGCGTGTTGAGCGTCGTAATGTTCGACGCCAGGGATTCGTCAGCAGTGGACCGCACGTACTGCTCGTTTTGAATCGCAGCCGTGTTGTCGGCGTAGTTCACCTGCAGCAGGCTAACGTCTTGGGCGATAGCGCTGTCGGATGACACGCGGGCTGTCCGCTCTGAGTGCAACAGCCCCGAAGTCAGTTGGTCAACATCTGTTCCCGTGTACGCGCCCCGCATCTGCACAGCCAGCGTGTTGCGCTGAGTCGCTTCCGCCTCGTCTGCGGTCGTCCTCGCAGTTGATTCAGACTGAATTGCTGCTTGCAGGCTTGCGTCGCCCGCCTCTGTGGATGCAGTCAGGAGCGTGATGTTCGAAGCCAGGGACTCGTCTGCCGTCTGGCGGATGATCTGCTCGTTCGTGATGGCAGCTTGACGTAGCGCCGCTTCAGCAAGAATCTCCGCAGCCCTGGTTGCAGCCTCAGCATTGATGGCGGCAAGACGTAGATCGCGCTCTTGCTGGATCGCGGCAATCCGGGCGCGGGTCTCAAGAGTGGCGGCGCGCACAGAAGCCCTGGTTTGGTCGTATGCATCATCGATCCTCGACGACAAGGACCTGAACAGGGATGACTCCAGGATTTGGTTCTGAAGGATTGGGATGATGTTGGCGGGGTCTACGCCAGTGGTGACCTCAGTCCCGAACGCGCTGTTCCAAGCCGAACGAACTGCCGCCTGCGAAACAGTGCGGACCCAGTAGTACAGGGTGCGCTCTTCGCCGATGATGTCTGCAAAAAACTGAGAGCTTGAGGTTCCTGCAATTTGCGCACTCGACAGGTCGTTTGTGTAAGACCTGAAGACCTCGTAGTAGGACGGGTTGGCAAACCTTGCAACATTCCATGACAGCATCACCGTGTCGAAAACAGCTACCGCCTTGAGATCGGTCGGGGCTGGCGGGGTGGTAAGGTCCGACGAGCCGTCGTATATCGGGCTAAGCTCGCTATCGGGCAACCTAAGGTTGACGCTTGCGCTTAGGTTCTGGATCACCGAGGCGTTGGATGTCGTCTCCTGGACAAGCCCGATCTCAGTCAAGTCACGAAACGTAACGCCTGCATCGAGTGCGTCACCTCGAACCCCGACTCGCACTTGCGTGGCTTCTGTCAGAGCGGTCAGCACCTCCCCAACGTTCTCTCCGTCATAGGACGGGATCGATGGCAGCTTGGTCGTCATGTCGTCTTTAACTCCCAGGCACTTTGAGAAATGCCAACAGCTGTTACGTTGGCTGTTCCGGTGATCTCAATCTCCCACTCGCGAGCCATAAACCCAGACTCCAATCGGAACGGGTTCGAGCTCGCTGCGGTGTAGGTCTTGCTCACTCCATCTGCGATGACTTTCATCGTTACGGGATAGCTGTCGGCAACGACCTGCCCGAACGCCATCGTTCCCGGCGATGGCAGCTGCCCAATCTTGCTGCGCCATGTGTAAGTCAGGTTCGCGGCTCCAGCGAACAGCGCCTGAATGGAGCCATCGGCAACCGAAACAATGAGCCTGTCATCCTGAATCACTCGGTGGGCTGCGTACCCAACAAGCGTGGTTTCGCACCAGGAAGCAGCCTGCCCGGTCGGGTCGAAGATGAACATCTTCACAACGTTGTTGACAGTGCAGAAGCCGTGATAGCGGCTCTCATGCCAGTACCCGTGGATTGACTCCGGGTTGTAGGATTGCCACTGCGCTTGAGTCAGTACCGCCTTGGTAACGACGTCAGCGCCGCCAGGGGTAATCAACACAAGCCCATCCGGAGATGCGTACATTACCCCGTTGCCGGTCTCAGCGATGCTTCGCTTGGACACGCATGCTTGCTCAAGGGGGAGCTTGGCGAGTGTCATCGACTCAGGGCTGACGCCTCCAACCAGATACGGAAACCCTGTCGTAAGGATCGCAGCCGATTGCCCGAAGACAGCAATGCCGACAACAGGGTAGTCGACGCTAACGCGGTACTTTGCTGGATAAGCGTGTGGCTGGTACTGCTCTGAAAAACAGATCGTCTTTCCCTGACTCCAGCCAATGGCGATTCCGTTTGCCATCATTCTTAAGCCAGCGAGATCGGTCGGCGGAGCGACCCAATTGGTGGACGGGATTACCTCACCAAGAGCCGACTGAAGAACCTTGTCGGCATAGCTACTGACGCCCAGAGCAATGCTGTCCGTCACAAGTTGGTACTGCGTTGTGCCATTGGCTGCAGTGGCTGTGCGGTACAGGTGAATCTTCGTGATGTTGTAGTTTCCTGTTGGCGCGCCAGACAAGTTGCTTACTGTGACGGGGTAATCGGGATCGATGTCTACCGTCTCCGATGGCTCACTTGGGGGACCCTCCTCCCCGTACTGGCTCACATAGGTGTAGACGTAAGAGCGGGTCTCGGCGTTTCGCGTGGGCTGCAGGGTTCCGAGCGCAGAGTAAGGTTCAACCGGCGGCGTCAAGGCGTTAGGGTTGCCAGGAGTCGCTCTTGCGTTGACAGCTGCGGCAGTTTCTGTGTCGATGTAGCTGACCTGCGAGGCGGGAAGCTCGACCACCAAGCGATAGCTGGTTTCTGGCGCCGAATACGTGCCATCAGATTGCGTCGTAACGTTCTGACGGTAGATGCGCTTCTTGGTGCAGTTTGCGGGCGGGTCGTCGCCGTGGACGACCTTGACCTGGGTTGACCCATCAATTGCTCGAATGAACCCGCTGGAGCTTGATAGCGGAGACTCTTGTCCGCTGTCCGCAACCCAGCTGACCGCGTACACCCGCTGCACCACTGGCGCTGGAGTCGTCGCTGACGCATTGTCTTCGATGGTCTGGTCGCTAATTTCAATCGACGCAGTTGGCGCAAACGAAGGCTTGCTTGGTGTGCGCAGAACAGCTGTTGACATCTGTGTGCCAGTAACAGCTGCAGCCAGCAGATCGTCGTCGTACTTCGCCTGGGTAAGCGGGATCGTTGCGATAGCCCGGTAGTTGCCAGACGAGTCCTTGCGGTAGATGCGCTTCTGGGTAACAGCTGTTTGGCTGTTCCCTGAGGTTGGCAGGCTCGTCAGCTTGGTTCGAGCCAGAACCCGCTTGGACACAGAGGTAATGCCAGCCATGCTGGCGCCGCCCGTGTTGAATGTGATCGTCTTGGCGTCAACAACCGAGTCGACCTTGTAGGCACTTGCCCCGGCTTTGACGTAGTCGTCTACCGCAAAGTCGTGTGTGTAGGTGAAGACAACTGTGGCAACGTTCGATGCCACCGTGATGGTCACATCGTACAGACCGTAGTCGTAATGGGCGGCAAGGCAGGTGGTCTTTGCCGTCGTCCCGATTGCTGACTCTTTGGAGCCGTCAGCGTTCAAGTACGTGATGGCGTATTCCCTGGTCTCCGTTGCGTTGTCAGAGATCGCAGCGCCAGTTGCCCGAGGCGCGTTGGCTGGCTTTGGGATGCCGAGTGTGTAATACGCGGTTGGGAATGGAGCTACCCCACCGGCAATGTATGTCTTGGGTCCGTACTTTGGCGCGCCATCACCGGACCAGTAGATGCGGTCCCACTGATCGTCAATGATCGGAGACTCAAAAACATCCACTTCGGTGGTCCACGACAACACCTTAGTATTGTTCAGGACCGGGTAAATGCGCTTAACAGCTGCTCCGGTGCGACCCGTGGTGAGTCCAGCGGAAAGGTAGTTTTTGAACGGAACCAGCGCCCCAGATTGCAAGCGAGCGTTCGTCGCCACCTGAGCTTCCATGTCTTGCAGCAGCCGTGCGTCGACCATCGGACGCATCCCGGCGAAACGCCTGATGACGAATGCCGCCATTACCACTTCACCTTATCAGCCCAGTAGGCTGCAGACATCTTGCCCTTGGAGATGTTGCTGGCATGACGGGCTTTGAAAGACTCGCGCCGGTTGCGGTAAGCCTCCGACTCACCATCCTTCTTTGGGCTACCAGAGACACCTTGCTGACCAAACCGGATCGTCTTGATCTGATCGCCTGACTTAGCCACCACGACGTGGCTCTTGGTCGGGTGCGACGGAGTGCGCTTGGGCTGGTTGTATCCAGACACACCTGCTTTTGCGAGGCGAGGGTCTTTGCTCATTCATCGCTCCTATGGTCTTACTTGACCTTCAGCACCAAGGAAAGCAGAAGGAGAATGATTGCGCCAGCGGCTCCAATCAGGATTCCCTCCAGCCGCTTCAGACGGGCGTTGATTCCGTTATAGCGTTCCGCGCATACAGCTTCGTGAGTGTCCACTCTGCCCTCTACTTCGGATACGCGCTCATCGATGGTCTGCGTTTTGTTTGCCATATTAGGTCGTCGTATCGAAGTTAACTGTTCCGTTCAGAGTTGTTGTAACTGAGCCGTTGGTAAAGTTGAGAATCTCCGTGTCATTGGTGGAGCCACTACCGACGCCTGAGATTGCTCTGATTGCCTCCAGGTAAAACTCAGAAGCTTTGCGGATTGCAACCACGTAGTTGGACGCGCTGCCGCCAGTTGGCGTGAAAGAAAAGTGGACGATGAAATAGCCGTTGTGCGTCTTGGTGACGCCCGCAGCTGTTAACGAGATTGCCATTACCGCTCCTTAACGTGACACAGATTTGATTGATTGATCGAGCAGCGCCGCAGGAGACTGCTCGCTGACCCCCCTGAAGCCCCATTTGACAAGCTCTTCTTTCGTGAAAAGCGCGCTGACCTCGCTGATGATTTTTGCCCTGATCTTGCTGTCTAGGTTCACCCCAAACAACATCACCCAGCCATCAAGGTTGACGGCGCTGCCGTTAATCGTGGCAACCTCGGCTGACGGGTACATGAGACTTGGGCTTGGCGACAGGACCGCGACCGGCTTCAGCCGCTCGCTTAGCCCGCCTATTGGTCCGACAACATTCACAGCGTATGCGTCAATCCTGCCGCCGAGCAGGTCGTTGACTGCCCCGGCGTATGACTTGTAGCTCACAAACGTACAGGGAAGCCCGGTGCAAAGAGCCCTGGCTCCAAATTCGCTGACGTTACCGCCGCCAGAGGTGCCAACAAACAGGTGTTTGCTTGAGCGCAGCGATTCCCACGATGCATGGGTCGCCGAAACTATCACCGTGCTGTTGAAGCCTATAACAAACACCGGATCAAGATTTTTTGGAGCGCCCGCTGGGTAGCCCTGAGGGAAATAAACAGAGTTCAAAACGACCGAGTCGCCGCTAACCATCAGCGCTGGCGAGTCCAGGCTCTGGAAGTACTGGTGCCCAATGTTGCCAGACGCCCCTGGTTTATGTTCAATCCGGACCCGAGTGCCAGACGCCTCAAGCGCCCGCTTGATTCGCATCGATATGTTTGAGTAAGGACCGCCAGCCTCTCTGTTCACAACGATGGTGACATCCTGAGAGGCTCTCGCCGTCAGTCCAAAAAGTAATATCGCGACCGCAGCGGCGCGTTGAAGATGTCGTGCCATTTTTCTCCAAGCAAATTTTTGATCTCGCCAACCCCTTGGAGAAAGACGCTACGGGCTTCGCTTGGCGGACCCTTGAACAAATGGTTATCCCGCGAACTAAATATGTGGCTCTTGCTCTTCGGAGACTTTGCGACCAGACTGTTTTCAAGCCTGTAGATAACAGAAGCCACAAACGCCTCGTAATAAGGCGATCCAAATGGGGTAAACATGTTGCCAGTGGCGCGCAAGTTGGCGACTCGCTTGAGAACTGCGTGGCACTGCTTACGCATTATTTTGTGCGAGTCCACATCAGAATAGAAGTTTCTCATCTGAGTGCTGCCGTCACGCCAGTTGACGCATCCGCCATACGCAAGGTGCGACTTGTCCATAAAGTTCAAAGCGTGGCTTCCGTTCTCCAGCTTGACGATATTTGGCTTGTCACCCCCGAACAGCAACAGCGATGGCTTACCTTCCGTAGTGCCAAAATTATCTGGCGACGAGAACATCCAGTTCCAGGGCGACACGTTGCTGCCGTACTGGTACACCCAGGTTCCGTCGGAATACATGGGGCGCTCAAGCGCGCGCTTGTAATCCATGACAGTAACTTTAGTGGAGCCAAGCCCAAGTCGTCCAAGAAGTGGAAAGGCATTTTTGTATGCCTCGGCATTCTGGTTCTCATCGGACCCTGATTCGGGGTCGCAGGAAAACGCGCCCATAACTACAACTTCGTCGAGATGGATGCCATTCGACACGAACGTCTCAAGCACATTGGTGCTATCGAACCCGCCGGAGAAGAACAAGGAAATCTTGCTGTATTGGTCCCGCAGCTGCTGCGCCCTCTCACGATACAGCCGCTCCAAAGACTCGGGTGGCTCAGACTTCCAGTCAACAGCCTCGAATACGCTGTCAAAGTAATAAAACCTGGGTTTCCGCCCAAGGCGCTTCCCGATCTCAAGCGCTTCAATTTTTGACGGGACTACAAGCGGGTGCCCGTCAATTACATACCCCACTTCAATCAAAGTTGCGCAATGACTTCAGTGCGTTTCCCCAAGGTGAACGCTGCTTTGGTTGCCGTTTCAAGGGTTAAATGGGCGCTTGGGCGAATTTTTGCCCGGAACGGCAGGTTGTATAGCTTGCTCTTTGCCTCCTGCACAGGAAGCGAGTGGTCTATTTCGAGCAGATAACTTTTTGCGATCTCTGGCGTTCCAAGGAAAAACGGGTCCGGGTGTGACACAGACCCAAACAATCTGCCTGCGAATGATTCGCCGTAAAGAACACAACTGAAGTCGTTACCAAGCGGCTGTATCAAGGTTGCCCCGCGCCCATGCGGCACCAAGTCGCCTTCGCCAGAAACATAGGTGGCGCCATTCATTTCCGCTACTTGGATTGCGATCTTTTGGGCGACCACAGAGCCCCAGTGGATTTTCCAGTCAACGGTATATCCAGGCTGCAGAGCCATTACCCCGGTCGCCGGGATAACCTTTGGCGTGAGCCCCAGTTGGCGGCAAGCATGGAAAGCGTACTGAGCCTCATTGAATGGAAACAGGTCCAAGACAATGATCGGCGTCACGTTTGCGCCAACCTGAACAAGCTTGCGCAGCACGTACTCCGAATCTAAGCCGCCAGAGAGGGCACAAAAAATCTTGTTGTGTTGCTGCGCCAATGTTGAAGCGTGGGCTGTGCATGCCTCATCAAAAGACAGCTGTTGTGCTGCACCACTGTTGATGGTCGCCAGTGGCGTTGCGCCGTTTTGAACGGCATCTTCGACATTGATTGTGAGCCACATATTCACTGCCCCTCAAAGAGCGCAGCGATTTCTGGACCAACTGCATCTGCCAAGCTCGGAGTGGACATTGCCTGCTGCTCCTGGTCAGTGAACGCGCCAGTCGAGCCCTGCAAAGCCGATGAAAGGCTTGTATCGACCAACGGGTCGGCGACAGCTGCAAGTGTTTTAAGCCACTGAACCGGCGCGCTTGCCATAATGACCTTCCGCAATTCGTCAGCGGTGGGTGATGGAGTTTGCCAGACCGTGATCGAATAATCTGTGCGGCAGGAGAAGATGCTCCCATCCTCATTCCTTGCAGAACAAAGGGCGTCCTCTGTGGTCAAGGTGCAATCGTCGCTGTAATAGCGAACCACAATGGCATGTTCATCCGGGATGACGTGTAGGATTTTGTATTTGATTTCCATGATTAAGCCGTCCCATTCACAATAGTCCCGCTGTTGATGATGCGGTTGATGTTGCCGTAACCGAAAATTCCATAGCCGTTGGCTCCTGCAGACGCAGCAGCACTTGCCGCGCCCCCGCTCCCGCCCGACCCATTGTTTCCGGCGCCGCCACTGCTGCCAGCGGAGCCTGGGTTTCCGCCAGCGCCGCCATTACCAGCATATGTGCCGCCGCTGTCGCCAGCCCCGCCGGTTGTGGTAGTGGCATTTCCGGCGGGGACCGTTCCAGCGCCACCTCCGCCGTTTCCGCCAGAGGTGGAGACGTTGTTCTTCCCGTCGCCATAGATCCCACCACCACCGCCACCACCGCCGCCTCCGGCGCCGCTACCAGTCCCGCTTCCGCCTGTTCCGCCTTGGATGGTGCCAAGGTTATTGAGAAAGTAAACTCTATTCCCGGTAACGTTCGCAAAGTTCAGTGCATGCCCGCCAGTGGCGCCATCTACCTTAGTGCCCGCAGACCCACTGCCGCCAGTACTTGAAGAACCGCTGCCGCCAGCGCCACCATAAGTGGCTCCAGACGAGCCGTTCGCGCCAGTGATGACTGCATTGTTCTGCACAAGAAATTGACTGCCATTACCAACCCTGCTTGGAACGGTCTGCACACCATTCGATCTGTTCCCCGCAATCCTGACCATAAGAAACACAGGCTCGGTGTAGGTATTGGTTGGGATTGATAAGGAAGAAGTGCCGGTGGCGACCTCCTCATAGACAAAGCGTCGCATCGATGCGGGCATCGTCATCATTACGCCATCCCCCTCATATAGCTTCCGTTGAGGTTTGTGCCGTCGTAGTAGAAGGATAAGATGTCAACTGCGCCTGCCGACGTAGACAGCACCGGCACCGCGCCGCCCGCCCACTTAAACATACTGCCCCATGTGACCGTTCTGTTTCCGGTGCCATCCTGAATGAGCTTTAAGGTCAAATACGATGCGTCCTGCAAATTCGTCGGGTTCGCAATTGTTCGATTGCCAGCGAGCGTCAGCTGAGCGGCTTGACCGTTTTTTGCATCCCAGTTCACCGTTGCGCCATCAGTGAGGACTTGGCGCAGATACTGGGGGTTACTCTTCTGGGTGAACTCTTGCAGAAGTGCAGCATTGATGCGCAACTCGACCCTTGCCCCAGCGTTAAACGCAGTGCCAGTCGTTCCGTCTTGCCCGCGAACAATCGTCAGTGCGTCGGTGCTGCGAGCAGTCACTTTCACAACCTCTGTGTTTGTGCCCTCAACCAAGGTGACGTAGAAGAAATCAGGGCTGGTTGGCGTCGGGAATCTTGAGCCAGTCCCTGTGGCGACGGTCAGTGAAGTCGCAGAGTTGGTGATGGCAGACGCAAGCGTAGTCGCTGCGTTGTTCGTAAATAGGATGGGCATTATCCAGTTCTCCTGACTTCAAACATTGCCCTGTTGGCGGCGACGTCGCACAACAAGTAGTTGGGTTTCGTGATTACAAGGGTTCGGTTTGCGTCAGCGGATACCTTGATTTTCTGATTCAAGGTCCGCCTCAATCTGGCGCTTTCAATGCTGAAGACATTACTCACGTCTCCAGCCATATTCTTTGTGAGCGCCATCGTTGAAGTCGCGCTCGCCGATGCGCCTCTGACCGAAGCTATGTTCTTGGTTATGTCGAGGGCGGCGCCAGCCGTGGCAAAAACCGACTCGTTCGCCGCAAGCGACTTGGTTAGGTCGACAAACACAATCGTGCTGACGACAGCGCTGCCGTCGAGCGCCATGTTTTTGGTCAGCGCAACATCAGCCAAAGTGGTGACTGCCGCAGAGCCGGTCACCTCCATGTTCTTGGTGATGTCGGCAAACGCTTGAGTTGTCGCGGCAACCAAGGGCTCGGCAGCTATGACAAACGCAACAAACGCTGAGGCTTGGGTGGTGGCAACAGCTTGCGCCTGTACCTCGACAACGTAATCGACATAAAAGATCGCCTGGGTATTGACGGCTGCGCTGCCGCTCAACTCCAGGTTCTTTGTGATGTCAGCCGCTGCAGTGGTTGAACCACTGCTGGCGGCGGCTGCGGCTACGACATAGTCAACGTAATGTTGACCAGATGCCGCCACTGTTGCGCTCGCGCCTGCCGCAAGGTCCTTGGCAACACCAAGCTCAGAGCTTGCGCCTGCCGAAGCCGCCGCATCAGACGCAAGGGGCTTGTCGACTGACAAGGCTCCCGATGAGGACGCAGCACATGAGGCGCCGACAGCAAGCGGCTTTTCGACGCCTACGCTTGCATAAACGGAGGCAACAGCATTTGCCTGCGCCTCAATGTTCTTCGTGACATCCGCTGGCGCAGCAGAGACTTCCGCTGTGCATTGGTCTGCGCACTCAAGGTTTTTGGTTGCGGCAAGGTCAGCAAGCGTAGATGCCGACGCAGCAGCATCTTGCCCCTCAAGCAGCTTATCGATTGCGGCGGCAGCAGTCGATGTCGCGGCGACGAAAGCGGACGACGCGACGGAATAGTCAACAAGCACAGCGCCTACCGATGTGGCAAGAGCGCTCTGATTTGAGGCAATCGTGAAGTCGACGTAATGCTGGGCAACAACAACAGCTGTTGACAGCGAGCTTCCGTCTACGGCGTACTGGACGTAGTGCTGACCCTCAGCAACAGCTGTTGCTTGAGCGAGTCCGGCAAGAACCTTCTCAAGGCTGGCGGCAACAATCGTCGAAACAGCCGCCGACCCAGAAGCCTCTATGACCTTCGTGAGGGAAACGTCGGACGAGACGGAAGCAGAGGCGCTTGCAGCCACCGCGACAACGTAGTCCGCATAAGCATCGGCTGTCGTTGTTGCTGAAGCGCTGGCGAACAATGCCAGCCCCTTCGTTACATCTAGATTGGCGTTGTCTACAGCAGCCAATGCGGCGATGTCAGCGCTCAGCGTATTTGAGACAGCAAGCGCAGCATTATCAGCAAGACCACTGACGTTTAAGCCAGGGCTCAGCGCATCGCCGCCGAGGACGCCTTCGTTAAGCGCAACTTCCCCAATCTCGCTAAAAGAAAGAGAGGTCTCTGGTACGCCAACCTCAAGCGTCTTCTGCAACGCGAGCGAGGCTAAGGATATGCTGCTGGCAAATTGCCCAGCGCCGGATACTACGTAGTCAACAAGAATCCCGCCATTTGAAGAAACAACAACGCTTGCTTCATCTGCCAGAGGCTTGGAGACGTCGGTAGAGGCAGCATCAGTCGATGCGGCAACCGATATACCGCCATCGATTGACTTGATGACCTCAAGCGATGAGGCAATTAACGCCGCTGCCGATACAGCAGACTCAATGGACTTCGTAACTGAAGCGGGAGCAGTGCCAGCAATAGCTGTTGCTGTCTGCTGACTTCCCACCACATAAGAGACGATGGCGGTTGCCGGGTCTGAAACGGCGCTAGAGGATGCGCTCCCAGCAACCACGAAGCCAACGTAGTGCTGCGCCGACGAGGCGGCTGACACCCCGGCAGAAGCACCAAGAGCTTTGGTTATGTCAGCGCTTGCGCTTGCAGTCGCGGAGGCATCGACTGCATCTTCCAGTGGCTTGGTTACCCCAAGTGCCGCTGTGCCGACTACAGCCGTGCAATCGATTGAGTCTTCGAGATTCTTCGTGACACTGGCAGCGGCGCTGCCAACAGCCGCCGTTGCTGAAACTGCGGACTCAATGTTTTTGGTGACGGAAAGCGGCGCGGCACCAGCGATAGCTGTGCAATTGGATGAGCTGCCAAACTCCAAGAAGCCGCTGTTTAGCAGCCCCCCATTAAACGCGCCGCTCCCGACAAGCATCAGTCAGCCCCGTTAGGCAAACGTGATGGACAGCGAATCAACCGGGAACGTCACCGTATCCGACTGGTTGATGGTCTTGGCAATCGTCAGAGCGCCCCAGAACAGCAGGTTGCCAGCTGTTGCGGCGTCATAGATGCCAAAGTGCGACACGGTTCCCCAGGTCCCGGTTGGGGTTGGGAACGTCACTGCTGCAGCGTTCTTTGTGTTTCCGCCTGTGCCAGAAGAGACCGCACCAGTGGTGTTGTTGGTCGACTTCCAGTTGGTCAAAGACGGAGTCAAAGCGACGCGCGCGTATGAATTGCCGCTTACTTCTGTGCCGCCACCGGCATCCGAGGGAGCCGCAGTCAGAAGACCAATATGCAGCGCGGTTGGCGCGGCAAACGTCTGGGCACGGAAGACGTGGTCAATGAGTTTGTTTTCCAAATAGTCCGACATTGCAGACATGATCGTTTCCTTTCAAAAGAGGTTAAGCGAACTGTTGGCGAACGCTGAACTTCAGCGTCTCGTAAACGGTTTCTATGAGTCCATCGTAGTCAATTGACACCTCCCCTTCGTAAAACCCTGGATCAACATTCAAGGTGGTCCCAGGAAAGTTGAATCGCACAACACCGTCTGATAGCGGTGCAACCTTCTCACAGATGAGTGTTGCAAGTACCGTTTCGCTTCCGGCTTGCCTGAAGAACACGCGAACGAAAATATCCGGGTCATCCAGGTTGATTGGTGACCCATCTTCACGGGTCAACTTCAAGGTAATTGAAGGTAGGTTGTCGCCCTGTACAAGCTTGATGCGCTCTGCCATCTCACACTCCTGTTAGCCGAACCCTGACCTCGGCTCTTGAGTTGCCCCTGATGGCTCGCGATCTGGCGGCGTTGACGCCCGACATAAATGCAGTGAGGTTTGCTGCGCTTGCTGGACCGTTTGTCCACGGCTTGTTTGCCATAGAGAGCAGTCTGTATTTGGCGCCACTTGCAATCACCTCCGCGTAGTCCTCAAACAGAACGTCGTCGAAAGTCGCTGCGCTACGCGATGGCTTGAGAGCCACGCGCATCGTGAGCGAGTTCGATGCTGTCTCTTTAGGGATCGGGAACACGCTGATCGAGCGCTCGTCCTTTTGCAAGAACACTCTCGGATCGGCGCGGCTTTTGTCTGCGCCCGTGAATAAGGTGTTGTACACCTCAGCCTTAGGCACACTATCTGGGGCAGCGGGATCGAGTTCGTTGCTGCGATACCAGGCTCGCATCACCTTCACCACAAGCTGCCCTGTTGGGGGCTCAAGCTCATAGTCGGTGATCCCAGCCAGAATCGTCACAGGGTCGTGATCACGCTGAATGACATGTGTCTTCTCGCAGAACTCAATCAGCGCGGACCTTATTGCCACGTCAGCCGTGATCTCGGGACATCCAGGCACTTCAGGAAGAACGAACTGATAAAAGTCGTCGAGAGTAGCCATGATCAAGCCATATCAAGCTGCGCCGACTTGGGCGGGACGCCATCCATATTCGTCACGTTCGGAGACGTGGAAATGCGGCGGCGGTTTCCGATCCCCAGCGAGTTGGCGAACATTTGGTAATGCACTCCAGCCCGCTGCAGGTTCCCTGCGTACTCAGAATCTTTACTGAAGGCTCGGTACAGGATGTAATCCAGTAGCACGCCAGAGTAAATATCCTCGCTTTGCAGTATTGACGTTGAGCTTAGATCGCCAGTGGTCACGTCAACCGGAGACTTTGAGTAAACAATCTCCAGTTTGTGACCAACAACGGCTGGCGGGTACACGTAAAACGTCTTTGGCGAGCGCTCATCGAACATAAAGTGCTTGAGGCTCGTTGACGAAGTTTCCGTGTGCCAGTCAGGAAGCTGCGCGTCGAGAATCTCACGCTCCACTACGCGGACCGCGCGTCCAACCACGCCTGCAGATGACACATTGCGCACGGCATCCAGAAAACGATTCCCATCAGTGGGAATGGTTTGCTGTGAGCCAGCGGCAAGCGTCATCACAAACGTGGCGGAGTAAATGTCCGGGCGGTGGATTGCAAGTTCACGACGACCATCGTTCAGGTAGCGGAGCAGCTCGGCTTGCGCCCAACGAACGTTGGTTTGGTCCTGAAGGATGTCTCCAGCCCTGGTGAGGATTTCATTGGGTGTTTGTGCCATGCGGCTCTCCTATCTTTGGGATGGCTACTCTTCTGCGACGAACAACCTTTGCGGGCTCAGGCTCAACCTTTGCGGGCTTGGGCTCTTCGTAAATCTCGTAATCGCCAGAGTCCATCAGGACCTTGGCATACGCATAAACATTGCCGTTTCGTTTGTGTCGTAGAAGCATTGGAAGAAAGGGCGGACCGAGTTGCCCCAGCCCGCCCTACTCATCAGGCGTAGAAGAAGCCTTCGACCAGAGCCTCAGACTTAATCACCTTGTAGCCAAACACGTTCAAGCCACGGACGATGTTCCCGAACGTGGACTGCGAACGCAGCGTTTCGACCTTGGTGATCTGCGAAGCAAAGGTGATGGCGTCGCGAGTGCCCGCGTACACGTAGGTTCCCTTGACGGTGCCGGCGCCGGTATCACCAGACATGCGGGTCGCGCCAGTTGCGGTGGGCAACAGGTTCGACACGTAGAGAGTGAAGCGGTCAATGGTGCCGAGGCGACCATTGCGCAACGGAGTCTGGCTGTCGCCAGTGATCGAGGCGTCCTTCAGATCGGACTGCTTGATCATGGCTGCCATCCACGCGGGGATGACCATCCAACGACCCATCTCAGGAACGTTCTGCTCGTCCAGGACCTGACCCATTTCCACGATCTTGTTGATGACCGTGGTCTTAGTCAGTTGAACGCCGGTCAGACCGCCAGTTGCGTTGCCGTCGCCGAGGTTGATGTTCTGGCTCAAAACACCAGCGGCTGCGCCTTGGTTGGCAGCAGCTGCAGCGTTCTTCACGCCAGCCAACACATCGGTGTCCACGGAAATCTTCATCTGCTGAGCAGCGTCATTGGTGAAGATGTCCATGAGCTTGAGGTCAGCCTGCACCTCATCGACGTCGTCCACAACGACCTGGAAGTACTTGCCCTGATCGATATTCAGTTCGATCACGCTGTTGGTCGGGACCTGCGAAGACAGGGTCTGACCTTTGCTGTACGAACTGATGGTGATCGAGGGGATCGTGCGAATCTCGACCTTGTCGCCTTGGTCTTTGATCTCGCCTTCCCAGTCGTTGTTGGTGATCTCAGAAAGAACGGTCGAGCTATAGAACTTGACCTGGAGCTTGCCGGACCAGATTTGCGGGATGAACTTCCCGGTGTAGCCGTCGGTGCCAGCACCGGCGCCATAGTAGTTTCCAGAAACAGCGATGGACATTTGAAACTCCTTGTTTGTATGTCCTCGCCGCCCCCTGTTTGCTAAGCGTTCGTGTCAGACGGGATTGTCTGCTTCAACGAAAGCGCCCTTCAGATTGAGCGGCGAATATGTCGGATTCAATCCGAGCCGCTTCTGCCTCAGTGACCTTCCCACGCCTGACGTCGTCGTAGAAACGAGCGACATCTTCCGTGGTCCAGACCCTTTTTGCCGGTGCTGCAGCTGGCTGCGCTGCCCTCGTCGAGGACGGCACCACCTGATCAGCGCGGCTTGGCGGTCGCGACTCGGTGCTTGGTTGTCTCGACTGCTCAAAGGAGTTGAAGAAGTTGGCGATGCGCCATGCATCGAGCTTTTCGTAAGCGTCGTCAAAGAGTTCCTGCCTCGGGCGACCTGTATACGGGTCGAGCCCTGCGAGGTAGTTCAGGAAGTCCTGATCGGTATTCAGCTGTTCCCACTGCGGAGCGTCTCGGTTCAGTGATTCAAAGAACGCCTGACGCGCGACCTTGCGCTGCGCCTCCGTGACCTGTTCAAGCTGCTTCTTGACATCACCGTCTACGCCATTCGCGCTCTTTGCAGCGCGTTTGACCATGTCGATGAACTCCGCTCCGTACTGCTCAACCTCTTCCGGCTTGATGCCGTCGTTGGTGGGCGCAGGCGTTTCGAGTGATGCGACCTTCTGCTCTGCAGCAGCCAGCTGATCACGCAGTTCGCGGATCGTCTGAGCCATGCGGGGCATCTCTTTCGCAAGACGACCCTCAGCCACTTTGGCGCGTTGCTTCCAGTGGTCAAGGTCGCCGCTCTCATCGGCGGGTTTATCGGCAGGCGGCTGATCTGTTTTCGCGGGTTCCGCAGGCGGAGCGCTATCGACAGGTTCAGTCGGTTTCGGATCAGTCGGTTCAGCAGGTGCTGGGTCGACGGCTGGTGCTGGAGCCGGTGGTGTGGCGCCATCCGGAGTTCCATACGCTTGTTGGTACGCTTGTTCCGCAAGCTCGGCTTGCTTCTCAACTGCTCTTGGTAGTCGTGACATTAAATTTCCTCTGAGCCATGTCCTACGCGCAAGAGAGCCTCATCGGAGTCTCTGCCTACGTGACCGGAGTTCAGGGCGGGTTGATGCCGGGTTTCCCCGGCGGGTTACCTGTGTTCAGTCGAACACAGCTTTATCAGGTCGGAAAGCGCGAGGCAGTAGCCCTGCAGCTTGTGAGCCTGGACTGCAGCAGTTGCTGCCTCCAAGTCATCTCGCTTCGCTTCCCTCTCCTGAATAAGGTACTGCACGAAGTGTTGGAAGTCTGAGTCCCGTCTCAGGCGTTCAACGACTTCGCGCTGTTTTGGTGTGATCACTTCTTGAATGAGGCGCGCTGCCAGGACATCTTGTCCCAGTGTTGCGGCATCGGCTGGACCATCCCGCCGTTAGCCATTCCAGAAGCATTCAGCTTGCGGCGCTCATCTTCTGTCAGCGGGTCGCCGCCAGATACTAGAGTTCGCGGCACATCTGCAAAAGCAGCCATCGGGTCTTCCTCTGGCGTCTTCTTCATGTTGCCCGACAGAACGTCGCGCAAAAGCTTGTCCTGATCTTCCATGCGCTTCTTGCTGTCTTCATAGCGCTTGACTGCAAGTGCGCCTTGCCCTGCTCCAGTAAGGAACGAAGTGAGTTTTCCCATGTGATCTCCTATTGCAGCATCGGAGGCTGCTGTTGTTGGGGCGGCTGCGCCTGAGCTTGTTCAGCTGCAGCTGCGGTAGCCTCCTGCTGCGCGCGCTGAGCCATCAGAATCTCATCAGGCTTCGGCACGATCTTGTCGACATCGATGTTCAAGGACTTGGCGGTCTCGCGCAGAAGCTCTGCACGACCAGCAGGTCCGATGATCTGCATGTCGAATGGGTTGGCAGTCAGCTGCATGAACTCATTGCGGCGCTGCTGCTGGGTCTCCTTGAGGAGGGTCCCGACGATCCCGGAGGCGACGATCTGCATGTCGCCCTTGATGCTGACATCGTCGTCATAGATCATCAAGTGGTCGTAGAAGCGAGTGAGCATCTCGGACGTTGCTTTGTCCAGGCTCAGGATCGCTTGCTTGATGCCCTTGGCTGCGTTCTCCATCAGCATGCTCAAGCCGCTTGCGGTGCGCCCAGCGCCGCTGACGTTGCTGCTGCCGTATACGTAGTTCGGCACTCCGGTGACTTCATCAGCCACCTTCTGGAAGTACTGAAGGACGTTCATCAACGTCTCAGCGTTCATGTTCGGCTGGAAGAAACGAACAGCAGGCTGTCCGCCGCCAGTGCGGTCAGACGTCGTCTGCCAAATCTTCCATGGGTACATCGAGGTCAGGTTCTCGCCGTCGGGCAAGCGGTCAACGCTGACCTCCACCTGGGGACCTGATGCGATGCCCATGTTGTTCGACAGGGCGCGAGCGGCACCATTGCAGATGACCTGGGTGTCTCGCATGATCTCTGGCAGAGCCATGCCCCAGAACGCGCCGGGGATGTTCTCCCAGGCTGCTTTGCTGTACGGGCGGCGACCAAGCGGGTCGGGGTTCTTGATCGCCTTGATCGTATGCGAGCCAACCTTCCAGCAGTTGACCTCGTACTCAACGTGATCCTCAACGTCCTTCATGCCCCACTCGCGGAGCATGTAGCCCGAAGCGGAGCCCCAGAACTCGACGGCTTCGATGATCTCAGTGCCGATCAGCGTGTTGTTCCTGCCCTCAAGCAGGTGGCGTTCGGAGTCGCCCTGCTCCATGTTGCGCAGACCGCCACGCCCGTACTGCTCAAGCGCTGCGCGGATAGCGTCGTCGTTATACCCAGGAACTCCGATCAGCTTGGACAGCGATGCCCGCGTCAGTTGGTGGCGCTGGATGAAGTAGCCGTCCTGCGGCGTCACCGCGTTGGGAGAAGGGAAGCAGTCGTAGGGCGATACGCGCTCGAACGACTCGCCGATGTCCTCAAAGACCTCCGGCTTCCAGCCTTTGGTCCAGCGCATCTGACGTCGTTGCTTGATGACCGGACCCTTGATCACGCATGACGGGAAGGTCACAAAGTCATAGATGACTTCCGACATCGTCTCCGACCAGCGCGCGTCAGTGAGCTTGTCCAGCATGCGACGCTCCATGTTCATGGCAGCGTTCTTGGCAAGCTCGTTCATGCGCTTGGTGACCGTGTCGTACAACTCCTTCATCCGGGCATTGATCGCTCGCGGGTCAATTGCCATGCCTTGCTGGGACACGGCGTCGGCTTCCATCACGACGGTCTCGATGATGCCTTCGCGCATTTCGTTGGGTAGCGCAGGCTCAGCAGTTGGCTGCAAGCTCCAGCTTGAGCCGGTGCCCGACAACAGCACGTCCTTGATCCACGACTCGGCTGCACGGCACTTGATGTCCGTGAGCATCATGTAGATGTCGGAGCCGCCGGTCTGGCGGATCAGTGCGAGCTTGTCGGGGTCGTACTCGCCACGACGCTGGCGCTCGCAGCGAAGCAGGCGCTCGGTGATGTCGGCTTTGGCAGACTTGGCTTCGGTGTAGCAGCGGTCGATGTAGGCGCTCAGGGAGAGAACAGCAGGTTCCTCCTTGATCTGCTCCTTCTCGACGTCGCGCCGCAACCTCAGTGATTCAAGTGCCATGTCGATTCCTTAGACCCAACCGGCAGCTACCGGGTGGTTGTGTACTGTTTTTGAGCGAATAGGGCTCATCTCGGACCTCATCTGGAGACACCCGTACTGAAGGGCGTCGTGTATGTGTGAAAACTTGTCCTTCACCGGACGGTCTTTGAACCGCGCAGAGCCAGAGACTCGAAGTCGCTCGTAGCGGTAGCCGCCGTTGAACCCTTTCCTCAGCATCTTGCAAGAGGGGTCCAGGACAAACCCAGGCTCTCCGCCGGACATCCGCTGCAGGAAGTAAGCAACGGACTCGCGTCGAGCCACAAATTCATTGGTCGGAGCAGGCTCACAAAGGATGCCAAGCTCCATCAGTTCCTGCATGCAGGTCTTCTCATCGGTCTGGCTGCGCATGTTCCCAGCGGGGTCGCCAACAGCCTCGACGCGATGCTTCGAGTACTCGCCTCGGATCACAGGGCGTACAACTTCGGAGTAGAACTGCCGGATGCCCATGTCCTCGGAGACCAACTCTTTGAGGACCAACAGCTGTCCGCGACTGTTCATCTGCAGGAAGGCGCAGGCGGGGGTCAGACCGAAGTCAAACGACAGCAGGATCGGCATCCCCTGGATCGGCGTAATCGCCATCTCCGACAGGTGGACCCTTTCGTTCCACTCCGGATAGACGGGCTTGCCATCCATCGTGGTGCCGTACTGCCCCAGCAGGAAGACCCTGATCCAGTCTTCCGTCTTGCCGTACAGCTGGTTTAAGTAGTACTGATACCCGAGGCTGTGGTTCTGGATGTTCTCAGCCTGCGGGTTCGGCACGTACTGTTGGTACGTGGGCGACTTGGGGTCCATGTCCTGGATCAAACCACCTGGTTGTTTGAAGAACCGGAAGATTTCCGGGCGCTCTTCTTCAGCCAGCTTGTACCACCAGGAGTCATCGTCAGGCGGGTTGGTGTCCATGATCACACCAGTCCAGCTAGGACCGCCGTTGCGCTTGGAGGGGAAGCGACCGACACGCTGAGTCAGCATGTCCAGAACCGCCTTCTCCATCTCGCTGGCTTCGTTCATCCAGCCGCCGGTCAACTCCAAGGACCTCAGCTTGCCGACATCATCAGGGCGATCCAACGCCATGAAGATGACCTCAAGCTCAAGTCCCGTTCCGTCCCCGATGTCGGAGATGTTGATGTTCGACGTGATGGGTGTGTCCCACTTCATCGTCGCCAAGTCCTGATACCAATCCATCCACGTCTTGATCGTGGTCGACTTCAGTTCAGGGTATGTGTTTCTGCAGATCGCCCAGCGTGAGCGCCTCACACCATCAGGTCCAGGCATTTGCTCCAGGGCTCGGGACAGAACCTCGAAGCAGCATGCGGTCGACTTGCCCGATCCGACAGGACCCATCAGACCGCGCACGAACGAGTTGTCTTGATGGAAGGCTTCAGTTATCGGACCAGGGGCTTGGTAGTTGACGTTCATCAGGGGGTATTACCTTCGGCGGTCTTCGACTGATCCGCTCAAGTTGTTGTGCAGCCCGCATCTGAGCGCAGGCTTGGATGATCCATTCAAAGACGTTCCCGTCGGTCTTGGGGTCGTAGACCGGGTACTTCGGGATTACATCAACTGGACCTCGGCGGACCTGCGTCTGACGAGACCCGGAAGAACTTTCCCACCCCCACGGGTCCAAAGCATCAGCTGCTCCTTCGCCCCGTCCCAATCCTTCGCGACGATCTTTCGCTTCAGGGTGGACGTCTGCAGCCTCCCGACGCCCAGGTTGTAGGCGAAGTCCACTATCGCTGCCAGACGACCCGGCTTTTCTTGCAGCAGATTTGGGCATTGACGGAGGACTCCAGGAAGGTATGTGTGGTTCAGTTCGAACAGCAACAGCTGTTCAGCGCGCTCCTTGCTCATTGGCGGATGCGTGAGTTCGACCTTGTTGCCGTTCTCGTAGTACGTGCTGCCGTACCCAATGGTCGGCACACCGGCTGGGCATAGGTACGGCTTTGACCGGAACCCCTCAAACAACTTGCAGAGGTCGGCAGCGATCTGCACCGCCTCCTGCATCAGAGCCCTCGCTTGGCAAGGGTTCTGTCGAGGAACCAGTAGTTCAGGGTCCCAGAAACCAGCGCAGCAAAGTCTGCGCTCATTACCAGCTTGAAGACGTCAATCGGGTCCATGCCAACCCGGTAGCTCATCCAGGCGAACCAGAGATGAGCAAAAGACCAAATCGCAAGAATCCAGTAAGTAACCACCGGGCGGACGCTGGCGGACAGAGAAGCCACCCATCCGCCTACCGCCTTCACCATCTCGGTCTGCTGGTTGATCGCCGCGTTGAAAGCAACCATCGCTCCAACATCGACTGCAGCCTCCCTGTGAGCGCCAATCTCGGCGAGCTTTTGGGCGCCCCTCTGGGCTTCAAGGTCACATTGACGCTGGAACATCAGCAACTCATGGGCGCGCTCGTTCTTCTTGTCCAGCCACTTCAGGATTTCTGGGGCAAGGCGGAACAACCCGCCAAAAATTGACCCCAAAAGACCACCACTCAATAGATCGACCATCAACCCCCCCTTAATGCAGCTTGATCTGCTCAGCCGCGCGGTCGAACGACTCAATCAGCAGGGCTGCAAGCCGCTCCAAATCCTTGCCTGAACCCATTTCCCGCAGGTCTACATCGACTTCAAAGCGGTGAACGGCGCCATACAGGCTCACAAGACCGGAAATCGTGACCAGGAAGGGGGCAATCGCCTCAGCCTCTGGGCTTTTGTAGCCCACATCCACAAATTTCAGGGGCTCAAACTGCCTCAAGTAGCCCTCAAGCTCACGATCAACCATCCAACTCCTCCAATTTCTGCGCGCTTTAAGGCGGATATGCACAAAATTTTGCGAAAAACGAACATATACCCCCTCCCCAGGGGGTGTCTTGGTCCGCATGGGGCGCCAAAGTTATCGTCAGGCGATAAACCGGCTAACTTCGCTATAAAAAGGCGCCAAGTGCGTGTGAGGGTGGGTATGTGGTGGGTCCCAACCCCGCCGCCTCGCGCGCTCGCGGGTCCGCCGCGACTCCGCGCACGACAACGCGCGCGTTTACGCCCTGTCCGACAGCTGTTGCCGCTGTTCAGCCTGGAAGTAGAGGACCGGACTCAATGCCCGGTCGACTCCCCAGCACTGGCGCGGGGTTGCAGTCGATTGTGGGCGGCTGACTGTGGGTAGAGCGGATGCCAATGTTGAAGATGACGTTCGTCTTGGCGGTGTCGCCCTGGTAATCGCCCCACTTCGTCGGCTTGAGCTTGCTTGCGACCCACTTGCGGGCGTCCACGCGCAGCCGTGCTGCCTGGATTTCCTCCATGCTGCCAGTGGCGGCTTCGTCGGCGATGTCGACGATCTCATCAGCCAGGGAATCGGCGCGGTCGTCGTGTGCGCGCGCGTACCGCTCCCGGAAGTCCTTCCTTTCCCGTAACCACCGATAGACAGTGTCGAGCCCTCGATGCTCCAGCCTGCAGTAGCTGCGCAGTGATCTCCCCTCTGCGATCCAGGCGCAGATGCGATCTGCCTCTTCGTCTGTGTATTCGCTTGGTCTGCCCATGACAGCTGTTTGGGTGCTGTTCTCTCCCCCTACGCTTTGCACAGCTGTTGCCTGCTGTTGTGCCAGCTGTAGCTGCTCATGGGCGTTTTTCTCAGCCAGGGCGACTTCCTGCAGCGCCTGATCCCTTGCTGCGTCCTTTTGCTGGCGCTTCTTCTCTGCTGCCTTCTTCCTGGCAGCTTCGCGCTCTTCGCGCTCTTGCTCTTCGTTCATCTCAACTCTCCCGACTCTCTGCGCCCCCAATCGAAGCGGTTCCAGGCGCGCTCATGGACGAAGTACAGGATCGAGTTGACCACCAGGGCGAAGCTCACCACGCCCAAACCGACCTTCCAGCTTCCACTGGCAAGCCAGCCGCCGACGAAGTTCGTGATCGTGACAAGCACCCTCCAGGTGATCACCTTCAACGCGCTACGGGGAATCCTCTCAGTGAATCTCATGCCTGTCCTATCGTGTACCTCTTGGTGAACGCCTTGATGCCGTCTGGCATCCCTCGGCGCTCAATGAGCGAGCCCCCTGGCAGAACCTGGGCGAGGTAGGCAAGCCCACGGCACCAGTTGCTCATTGCCTTCGTGTGCTGAGGGTCGCGCCTGATCCAGGTGTCGAACTCCGTGTTCCACATGGTGTCGCTCTTGTCCGCCTGATACCAGCCGTCGTCCCAGGTGCTGTAGACCACTGAGCGCAGAACCCGCTCATGCACCCGACGTATGGTTCGAAAGCTCGGGCGCTCCCAGTGGCGCACCATCTCCGGGTTTTGCCTGAGCCAGCGGCGGATTACGTGTGCCTGCTTGCACAGCATCTCAACAGCTGTCGGCGACCAATAGAACGGCTCGGTCTCCACGTTGCTATGGTCCGCGTTCCACTCTCGGATCGTTGTGATGTTCACCCCACCGTCTGGGAACACCATCCAGAACTGCCCGTCTTCGATCCTTGTCTTGGGCTTGTCGATGCCAACGATCAGCGCTACTCGCTTCCCGCGCTCAAAGGTCCTCATCATCTCTGCCCAGTGCCAGTAGTCGTACCGGAACAGCTGCCCTGGGCTTAGGTGTTCGTTTCGCCGCAGCGCCCAGGTTGGGTCGTCCATCTCAGCAATGGAGTCCAGGACATGCTTGCTGGCATCCAGAACCGTGATCTTCGTTTTCGGCGCCCTGGTGGCAAGCTCTTGCAGCCTGGGCACCGCCTGCAGCGCATGCTCGGCGGCGAAGTTCCAAGGCGCAATCACCGAGCGATCAAGCACCGTCCAGCGCTGGGTTGCCTCGGTGAGGTGGTTGCAGACAACTTCGTCCAGGTGGATGCTGTTTCGAAGGAACGTCTCCAGGACGTTGTGAGTGTCTGCGCCCCCGCTGTAGCTGAGGATCAGGTAGTCGTAGCTCTCTCGAAGCTGGCGGGCGCGCTTTGCGTACAGGTCATCCAGGCTCTGCTCTGGCTCGACCGTCCAGTCGTAGGCGCCGAACACCTCATCGTGGAACCACCAGCCCACCTGCTGGTTGGTTGCCGCCCCGTAGAGCAGCGCGTCGACCTTTGAACTGAACCGGGCGTTGCCGACAACGTAGAAGCCTAAGGCGCTCACATCAGCACTTTTTCGCCCTCTTGCTCACCATCCCGCCGTTCGCCATCTTGGCTGTCTTGGCGGCTTCCTTGAAGTTGGCGTCAGTCGGGGCGCCCTTCTCCCCTGGGCGACGCATGCGCTCACCGGAGCCCTTGGCGATCCGCTCGCGCTTGGCGTTGATGTTCGCGTACAGCCCAGGCTTCACTCTCAGCCGCCCTTCATGCACTTGCCAGCCTTGGCGCAGGCAGCGGCGTTCTTGCAGCCCGAGCAGGGCTTGAACTTGCCAATGGGACCGCCCTTTGCGTACCCCTTGACGGCTTTCACTGGGACCTTCACTGCTTTCTTCATGGCTTCACTCCTTGTTTCACTCTTGATGTTGCAAAGAAACAACTGTTCGACATCTGTTGAATACCGTTTGGTATTGACATGCAGCAATACCGAACGATAAGATTCGGGTGTCGGTGATGTTCTTTGTGTCTGTTGTCCCCGCCACCGACGCGACTGGGGACTGGGTTCCAGGCGACCGAGCAATGTCCTGGTAGGCGAGAGTCGGTTTGGTCCCGGCAAGACGCCAGAGACGGTGAGCTAACCCGACCGTAAAGAGCGCTCGACCAGCCCGCCGGAAATCCCACCGTCCCAGCCGATCTTCTGACCCGGCTGCAACAGGGTTTCAGACCTTGCCCACCGTGGTGGGTAAGTGCGGACGCCCTGTCCTACCGAGCGTTGGCGGTTCCCAGCGCATGAAAGGCTCTCAATGCTTTCCTTCTTGCTGGTTCTGCTGTCCGTCTTTACGGCTTTGGTGCTGTTCAGCGCTGCTGCCGCCGCCCTCTGCCCCTCTTACGTCAAGGAGTGAACATGCGAAAGATCAAGTACTTCACCTGGGCTCAATTGCTCGCCGCGACCATCGCTGGCAACAAGATCGGCTTCAACCGCCAACTCAACCCCGACGGGGTCGCCAAGCTGGACGCTGACCAGAAGTACCCGGTGACCTTCTCGATGCTCCATGAGCATATCGCCGGGGAACTCGCCGAGCCCCACGTTCGCGCCGTCGTCGCTGTCGACCCCACTCATACGGTCACGCTCGACGTCGAGATGTCCCTGTTTAACGCCCTACCAACTGCGGAGATTTGACATGGAATGCGTTGTCCACATTCGCGAGGTCTACGGTCGCCCGACCGTCTACCCCGTCAACGAAACCGCCAAGCTGCTCGCCCAGCTTGCTGGCACCAAGACCTTCACGCCCCAGGCGCTGGCGACCATCGCCAACCTTGGCTACAGCGTGACGCTGTCCTCTGCTTACGCCGACCTGCAGGCGGCACTGGAGGCGCGATGAACGCCGCCCAGACGATCACCCGCACTTTGCGTCGCCGCGAACGATACCGTTTGCTGCGCTTCCTTGTCGGACAGCTGTTTTCTGTCCTGCAGTTTTTTGCCGCCGCAGCGCTGATCTACGCGCTGCTGGTTCTTGGTCTCGCCCTTTGATTGGAGGTCATCATGGAAATTCAGCATCTCTCGAAGCCGCAACTCAACGAAGTCCTGCGCCGGGTCACTGGCAAGGGGCGAGACATGGCTCGCAACTCCAAGGAGGATTACCTCGACGCCCTGGCGTCGTGTTCCGCCGAGTCGGTCACCAGCGCGGTCCAGTCCCTGGGGCTGATCGCTGGCTCCTGGGCGGTCCAGGCTGCTGCTCCAGCGCCAGCTGTTGAACAGCTGCCCGAGATCAAGCCGGTCCGGGTCGCAACCCTGGGTCAGATTTTCGGAGTCCGGGGCAAGCTCGCCTCGACCGAGATCGAGGTCTGGAATGACCCGGCTGCTCCGACCCTGGACCCGCTCTACAAGTTCGACATCGACGCCCTGCACTCCGCTGCAGTCGCGATCAAGCGCGGACGCAACGTCTGGCTGGCTGGTCCCGCTGGCACTGGCAAGACCGAGTTCGTCAAGAACCTCTGCGCGGGTCTCGGTCGCGCCTTCATCCGGATCAGCTTCGACTCCGGCGCTGAGCGCTATGAGTTCATCGGCGGCGAGCGCGTCAAGAACGGCTCCACCGTCTACCAGGAAGGCGTCGTGCTTCGCGGCATGCAGCGCCCTGGCGCGGTGATCCTGCTCGATGAGGTCAGCTTCGCCCGCCCCGAGTACCTCTCAGCCCTCCACGCTCCCCTGGAGCCGGACGGCGCTGTTACGGTGCCCGAGACCGGGCAGGTGATTCGCAAGGCTCCCGGCGTCTGCTTCTTCGCTGCCGACAACTCGAACGGTCGCGGCGACTTCTCTGGCATGTACGTCGGCATTCGCGAGCAGAACGTCGCGTTCGTCAACCGCTTCGCCAAGACCCTGGTCTTCAGCTACCTGAAGCCCGAGCTTGAGTCGAAGGTGATTGCCGCGCGCTCTGGCTGCACCGTCGAGCTTGCGGAGGTGATCGTCAGCTTCCTCACCGTCTGCCGTCAGGCTGGCGATCAGGCTCAGCTTGATCACATTCCTACCCTGCGCGAGGCGTTCTACCTCGCCGAGGGTCTGACCGACGGTCAGGAGTACCGCAAGGCGTTCGAGGAGACGATGGTCAACCGCGCCTCTCCCGAGTCTGCAGAGGTCCTGCAGCAACTCTGGAAGGCGAACGTCTCGGACGTTGCCATCGAACGGGCTCTCAACCCGCAGAAGTACAGCAACGCCCCTGCTGCCGACCCCGGCTGGTCGAACATGACCAGCGACGGCGAAATGTCACTGGCTGCTTAACCTGGAGGTCAACATGGCAAATCAAATCATTGGCGCTCGCGTCAAGGCTGCAGCGCTTGTCCACGCCCAGAAGCAACTAGGCAACCTGGGCTTCCGGTTCAAATCCGGCGCTGGCTCCGCAACCTTCCACGGCGAGACTGCCTACGCCGCCTGGGAGGCTGGCGCTGGCGACTGGGTTGGCGCTTTCCGCATCAACTACCCAGAGATGCCCGACAACGCCCTGGTCAGCCGCCGCGAGGCGGACCTGATCAGCGCGTACACGCTGCATGAGATCGGACACGTCGCCTACACCGAGGCGAAGGTCACCAGCGGCAAGGCTGCGCTCATCCACTACCTGTACAACGGGATCGAGGATGGGCGCATCGAACATGCGGTCATTGCCAGCGGCAAGGCTCGCGGTGCGCGGTCGATGTTCAAGCGCCTGATGTCGAAGTTCACTAGCAAGATCGTTGCTGGCGGCGACTTCAACCCGACGTCAATCAACAGCGCCCCATTCGCCTTGGCTTTGGTCTCACGCGCCGCTCTGGGCGATGGCAACGGGTTCGCGAAACAGCTGTTGTCTCGCATCCCGGAGCCGTACCAGTCGCTCTACGCAGCCGCTGCGGACGGCATCAAGTCTGCCCCGCTCGACCGCTCCGGCTCTGCCGTCTCGCTCAGTCTGGCTCAGCAGTTCCTGGATGGCTGGCTGCGCATCAACCCGGACGCCCTCAGCCGCCCAGCCGCTCCCCCTCCCCTGGGCGAGCCCCAGGATGGCGAGGGCATCTCGATACCGGGTGGCGAGGGCGATCAGGACGGCGACCCCGCCGAGTCCGCTCTGCCGAGTCAACTGGAGGAGGAACAGCCCGACAGAGACGGTCCCAGCGGTCACTGGTCGCCGCCTGATCGCGACCTTTTTGACGCCGACAACTACGGCGACGGCGACGGCGACGGGTTCGACGACAACGATGAACAGCTGTCTCCCGAGGAGCAAGCCGCAGCTGAGGCTGACGCCAAGGAGCGCGACGAACTTGCGGAGCAGATGGCTGGCGCTGCCGAGGCGGCACCAGAGGCTGACGACAGCATTCTCAGCGCCCTGCCGGAGTCCGACTCGGACGACGACGAAGGCGGTGACAGTGTTGGCGAGCCGTTCCAAGCCCTGGATCAGCAGGACAACTTCGATGAGGGCAAGGTCATCAAGCCCGAGCCCGAGGTCGACGATGTCTTCAAGTCGATTCGCGAACGCACCCGCGATGCGGTCACGCTCCGGTCTGTCCCGGTTGCCAACCGCAGCGAGATGCGCAAGTGGAGCAAGCTGCAGGACTTGACCGACAAGACCCGCAAGTCGCACCTCAAGAAGCTCAACCGCCACGCGATGCCTGCTCTCAAGGCTCAGCTGTACCGGGTCCTCAAGGCTCCGGAGCGCTGCGGCTGGGACGGCGGCGCGATGGGCGGTCGCTTCGACGGCAAGCGCGCACCGCGCATGCTGGCTGGCAGCGAACAAGTCTTCAAGCGTCGCTGGCTTGCTGAGGGCATCGACACCGCCGTGTCGGTTGTCATCGATCTGTCCGGCTCGATGCAGGGCAGCACCATCGACTCTGCAGTCGACCTCGCCTGGACCATCGCCCAGGCTTGCGAAGGCGCTCGCGCTGACGTCGAGGTTGTCGGGTTCCAGAACGCAAGGTATCCGGTCTACACGGGCGGCTACGACATGCGAGGCGATTGGCACTCGGCTCAAGGCAACAGCGACTGCACCTTGGTGGTCGCCAAGCGGTTCGCTGACCGCTGCGAGTCAGTCGCCCATCACTTCCAAGTGATGAAACGACTGCCTGACATGGGCACCCCTGACTATGAGGCATGCAAGACGGTTGTCGAACAGCTGTCCGAGATGCCGCACAAGCGCAAGGTTGTGATCATGGTCACCGACGGCTGCGGAGACGTTGCCGACATGCGCCGCCTAGGAGAGGGAGCCTGGAAGCTGTACGGCGTAGACGTGATTGGCTTCGGCATCCACGTCAGCGCTCAGCAGTTCGCCCGCGCCTACCCGGTCGGCTCTCCAGTCAGCCTGGACTCGCTCCACAAGACGGGTCTCAAGGGTGTCGTCAAGCAGCTGGAGTCGCGCGATCAGCGCCGCGTCATCTAACCCTGGGGGCTCGCGCCCCCTTCAACAACCGTTCAACAAGGAGCAACAGCATGACCATCCAGTCACTCAACGACCCCGCCGTTCGCGCCGACCTTTCGCGCGACTCGGACCTGCAGATGCTGTCATTCATCCACGACGAACGTGGTGGACCGCGATCTGCTTACGCCTGGGCAGTGGGGCGCATCCCGCAACCCAACCCGGTCAACCCCTACATGGGCGACCAGTTCTTCACCGCCGACCTGGACACCCAGAAAGTGGAGGACTTCATCATCGCCTTCTACACCGCATACAACGCCCGCTTTGGGCTCACCTATTGAGGAGCCAGCATGAAGATCGATGAACTTGCCCTGGTCATTGCCGAGCGCGCTCACCGCGAGGCTGTCAGGGCTGACGGTGTCACGCCGTACATTGCCCACCCGATGGTGGTCGCCGCCGTTGTCCGCGCTTCAGGCGGAAACGAAACAGCTGTTGCTGCAGCCCTGCTGCATGACGTAATCGAGGACACCCCGATGAAGCCTTCGGAACTCATCGAGCTTGTAGGCGAGGAGGTCGCAGACCTTGTGGTCGAGTTGACCTTCCCAGCCAACATGCCAGACCGCAGGCGGCGGATGATCGAGAGAGTCCCTTCGATGAGCCCAGTGGCTAGGCTGATCAAGCTTGCCGACATTTACTGCAACCTCTCAGACCTGCCCAGGTCTGGCTGGGATGCGGACAAGGTGGCTCGGTATTACCGGCACCTGCTGGCTATGCGCGTGGCTTTGGCTGGAACCCACCCCGTGCTTGAACGGGCGTTCGACGATGTCGCCGAGAAGTTCCCTGTCGCGTAGTCCTGCTTGATATTGCCCTCGGGGAATTTCCTGGGGGCTGTTTCACTATAAGCAGGACCTACGGAATTGGATTTGTTGGATAGTCCTTCTGCCGATTATGCACATTTACAACCCCCGGCGCAACAGCTGTTATGGCTGTTGCTCTGGGGGTTTTTCCGTATCTACGTTTGCGGGCATCCGGAGCAATTGCGCTCTGCCCGCAGCGATCTCGCTCTCAACGAATGCGACCATGTCCTCAAGCTGTTTGACGGTGCTGTTGTCCAGCTGTTCGTCGTGAACAGCGAGCGCTGTTGCGATGGCGTTCATCTCAGCGCCGCTGCACCCATATCGCTTGTGCTTGGCGGCTCTCTCAACCATCGCCTCGACTGCAAGCTGGGCTTGTCTGATCTCGGGCATGAACTCAGCGCCGAGACCGTGCCGCGCATAGGCTTCAGAGATGTTGAAGCAGGCAATGAGTATGTCAACCTCATGCTTGCCCGCTCTGCCCTTCTTGATTGAATCAAGCGCCGCGTAGTGCTTGATCTTCAGAACCGTAAGCGCGTCGCTGAACTGGTGCGCGATAGGCTGCACCCCCTGGATCACTCTCTCCCAGGCGTTCAGTGTGATGGGCTTCGGTCTGTACTTGCTTCGCTTGCGCACTACTCCAGCAACTCCAACAGCTGTTGAGTTACCTTGCGGCGCGCGGCAGCGTATGCATCATCCGCTATCTCTTTTGCGAACTCGATGCGTTTCTCCCACCAGTCCTTTGATTCATCGGGTCCAAGCTTCATCATCTGCGCCCGCCATTTCCATGTTGGC